TTTATATAACTTTATATTGCTAGTAATAAGAAAACTTGTAAAAGGTTGACTAGCAGTTAAAACAATTACACCTAAAGGTTTAATTATTCTTTCGTAATGTTCCCACAATTTATCCAAAGGAATTATAGTATCCCACTTACAAGACGTTGTCCCATACGGCAAATCACACAGAATCATATCAATGCTTTTGTCCGGAATCCTTTTCATCCCCTCTAAGCAATCCTCGTTGTAAATCCTGTTTAATTCCATTATATACTCCTTCACAACATCTTCTAAATTTGATATTAAACAAAGGGCTCCATAGGAGCCCTTTGAAATTAAACTGTTAAAACTTTATTCGGTGAAAAAAATACTTTTAACACTACCAAGCCTAAACCCAACCTTTTCGCCCGTTTCGTCTGTAACGTAAACGCTAAAAACAAAGGGTTTAGATGAGAACTTAATCCTACAGAACGAACCAGAAACCACTTTACCTTTTGCTGTGGTAACTGTAACCTTGTCCCCCTTTTTCAATTTTCCACCAAGCAAGTTGATTACCTCAATTCCTGAGAACTTACTAACATCCACATCCTCAGCACCCTCAGCACACAAAAGGAACTTTTCACCATCAACCTTAAACTGGGTATAATCGTTTGGATTAAACCCGTAAAACTCAAAAAGATTCTCTCCGCTTTTTTTGGCTTTCTTTTCGGGCTTATCGCTCTTCTTGGCTTTCTTTTCGGGCTCTGATACCTCTTCGCTTGTAATTGAACCCTCAAGTTCAGGATTTTCTTCTTGGGTATCCTCAATATCGAGTTCCCCTTTTGTTAACATCTCCTTTTCAGCAGTTTCAAGAGGAGACCCAGTGCGTTTTTCAATGATTTCAAGAGCAACAGCCATTTCCTCTTTTGAAAGGCTATTCTTTTCAACTTTAAAAAGTAGCTGCTGTGTGCTAAACTTTTCTAATTTCTTACGAATTACAGATGTTTCCATGGCTCCAAATTTTTAAAGTTTAACAAATTTATGAACTAATCACGTAACAAAAATAAAATTTTTTTATTTATCAACAAAACTTTTTACGAAAAATCATAAAAATTTTTTCAATTTTTCTATAATCCTCCTGTATGACCAAACCCTCCAGCCCCTCTTTCCGTTGTAGTTAGGGATTCAACCTGAACAAATTCTGCCCTTTCGACTTTACTAAAAACAAGTTGCGCTATTCTTTCGCCACTTTCAATGATTTGTTCTTCACCTGAAAGATTTATAAGTATTACACCAACTTCCCCTCTATAATCTGAATCAATTGTTCCTGGGGAATTTAATACAGTTATACCTCGTTTTAATGCTAACCCACTTCTGGGTCTTACTTGCCCCTCATATCCTTCTGGAATTTCAACAAATATTCCAGTAGGAACTAAAATTCTTTCAAATGGCTTAAGAATAAAGGTTTGTAAATTTGATCGTAAATCAACACCTGCAGAATTCTTAGTTTCATACTTTGGTAAAGGGTAACTTGATTTATTTACAATACGAATTTCCATAATACATATATATTAAGGTTAGTAAAAAATATTTAATTACCTAAATCTTCAAAAAACTGTTCAGGAAAAACCCTCTGAACATTATCATACAAAAGGGTAACCTCAGATTTATCCATAGATAATCTAACTTTTACTTTCCCCTTTTCATGGTCATTTTCAATTACAATCCCCACATCGATAAATCCATCAATATTTACCTTTACATTAGTTCCCTCATGAAAATAATACTTTCTATCCCACATTCCCTTTACCTTACGCTGATATTCATCACGATATTGAAATTGTGGTAACCCAAATTCCCCTAAAAATAAATTTAAATACCTATCTCTGTATGCCCTATTGTTAAATATATTAGGAAGGCAATTCTTACGGGATAGTCCCTCAATCTTTTCCCTCTTTTTTTTACAAATATCTGTAAACTTTTTTAAATCTTCTGGTCGCTTATACACTTTGCCCCTCATGTAATACGACAAATATTCAAGTTGCAAATTTGTATAAAAATCGGTAATTGGAATATCTCTATCCTTTTTTAACTCCATAAACTCAAAAATTTATATACGATTCAAATTTAATCAGATTTTATTTTATTCTTCATTATACCAGATTGAAAATCTATAACACTCAATGAATTTTCCAAAACTTCAATAAGTTGCGATTGAGAAATTGAACCAGGGTCTTCATCTTTCCAAGGTATTCTTCCTATATACGTATCAAAATATTCAAGAAGTAACCCACCCGCTCTTTTAGATTCATACTCTGTATTATTATCAAACAATAGATAAAATCTCTTAACATTTGGAAAACTCATTTTAATTAATCGTGCTTGCTCATTTGTTACATGGTTTCCAAAAAAGAAACAACACCTTATACCTTCTTGGTTATATAATCCTAATTTTTTATCAACCCCAACTTTATCAAACATCCCCTCAACGCCAATAATTGTATCAGTATTTGGCGTTATATCATTAAACCCACCAACAATCTTTGAAAAATTTGTATTAGAAGAATTTTCATATCTAAGCATTAATCTTGCCCTACCTTCCTTAAATAATTTAAGATTTTCTTCATGCCAAGACTTACTTAACATAGAACGTGCAACCCAACCAACAACCTTATCTCCATGCTTCATTTTAAATATAATATAGTTATCCCTTAATTTAGAAACTATACCCGTTACACCTGGCTCAAACAATTCATAATGCTCATCTAAAAATCCACGACTATCCAAATAATCACTTCTTGAAATATGTTTAAATCCAATAGGAAGCCTCTTCTCCTCAATTAATACATCATCCTTTTTATTAAAAATTTCTTTTAATGGAACAAGTGGTTTAATCTTTACAGTAGGATGGTCATCACCAAATAAATCAAGCCTATCAATATCACGTAAATACCTATAAAGTGAATGCTTTTGCCCACACTTAAAATGGTGAACAACACCCCTTCCCTCAAAAAGAAAACCTAACTTTTCAGATTTTCCACACCAAGGGCAAACCAGTTTTGGATTTGAAAACCAACCCTTTACACCAAAAGGTTTTAAACCAAACTCACTGATTATCTTCCTTCGCTCCATCACCAAATAAGGTTTTAGTTCTCTTTCTATCGTAAAATCTTCCGTGCTCATAATCTGTAGCAACCATCAAAATCTGCTGTGCCTTGTAATTCCTTAATTTATCACAATATATACGAATTAAATTATTTTTATATTCATCATTAGTTTGATTTAAAGTAAAAACATAAGAAAATGGATCTATAAGGTTTTTATCCCCAGAAAGATTATTTCTTGTAATTACCCTATCTGGACTATTCCAAACTTCCATTGGAACATTATCAACCTGATCCGCAGTTAAAATACGTGTACCAAATTCAATACAAATATTTTTAAGTCTTTTTGCAACATTTTGTTTTTTCATCTTTATTGACTGAGTATCAACACCATATTTTATCCCATCTCCTGGATGAAGTAAACCTAAATAGTCAATAATAACAAGTTCTGGAAGAAAACCACTTTCCTTTTCAAAATCTGTAATTAAATTTCTTACATCAACACAACTTGCCTCATCAAATTTCTCAAATGCATAAATATATATTTCCCTTTGTCTTTTAATCATATCATCAACAACTTTCTGTAACCTAACTTCAAGGGATTTATCAATATTTCCAAATCTTACATCATTAAAAGACATTGCCGTCCATGCTTGCGTATATTTTGTAAAACATTCATCTTTAGATGACTCTAATTGTATATGTAAAACCTTATACCCAAGTCTTGCTGCATAAATTGCACACCCCTTTAAAAATGTTGATTTACCAACACCACTTCTTGCTATTAATAATGCCGTATCACCCTTATCTAATCCACCAGAAGTAACAGCATCTAACGGGTCAATACCAAAAGGAATTTTTTCCCCATCAAATTCACCACAATCTTTTGCTATTTGCCTTTCCCTCATTATTGTTCCAAAATCCCTAAACAACTTCATAAATTGGGATGTGCCTTGCTTTAAAGTAAAATTGATAATTTCTTGAGACTCTTTTGCTGATAAAGCAACCGCCTCTTCTCTTTTGCCATCATTATATAAATTAGCAACCTGCTCATTCAACTGCAAAAATCTAATATTTTTTATGTATTGCTCAAGTTGCCTTAAAATATCTTCCGTATCAGGAACTTTAGAATCCTTTATTTCAGATAAAATAGATTGAACTTGCGAATTTGTCGGAAATTGCTGAGAAACGTACCCTATAGTAGGAAGTTTATCATTATTTTTATAAAAAGATGTAATTGATTTTAAAATATGTTTATACGCTATAAGACTATCGTCTATATACGTATACTTTAAATGAACGGTTACAATTTCTAAAACAGGTTTTTTTAAAAAACATAACTTAAAAAGTTCATTCAAAAAAGTATTCGTCAAAGTTATTGGTTCAGCCATACAAATATAATTTTTACAAATTTATAAATAAGAAACCTTAAATGTTCCACCGCTTTCCCTTAGGTCTTGAATAGCAAAGTATGTGCTCATTGCACCGTCATCATGTTCCGTTGCCGATTCCAATTTTCCACTATCTTGATTAAAAGTTACAGAATTAAATTCCCCACAAAGCCACTGGGCAACATCACGTGATTTTTCATCACCATAAGGTAACTTAATTTCACCTCTTTCAAAAAGTACAGAAATAGAAGGAAGCCCCTCATATAAATCCCTCTTATTACTACCAGTAGTAAATTCCTCAATATTTGTTAACCCTCTTTCCCTTGCTAATTGTGAAAGTATACGCTGAAAATTATTATTTTCACAAATAAATTTATTAGGTTTAAATGCACTATCAATAAAAAGCATTCTGCTAATTTGTTCATTGTGAGAAGCACCCCTTGCTCTCCAAACATATATTAAATAATACTTTTTATCAACACCACGACCCCAAACGCTAAAAACAGAATAGTCAGCACCAATACCTCCAGATATAGCAAAATCACAACCCACAACAACTTTCTCCATCTTAATAGGAAAAGACTCTATATTGTCAACAAGTTTAATTTTATCCATACCAATATATGAACGTTCAAGAAATTCCCATGGAAAAATTGTTGAAGAATCTGATACAGGCACACAAAGAATTTCCCTTGAAAAAATTAATGAACCCATCGACTCCTTCATATCCATTAAATACTTAAACGAATGGCGTTCAGGAGCTAAAATTGAACCATCAGGAAAAATTCCAGGGTAAATAAAAGATTTAAATCTCTTATCATTTTCTATATCATGATATAAATCTGTAAAAAAGAATGGAGTACCTGAAACAATTAAATGTCCGCCAGGCTCAACAATACTAAGTATTTCAGAATAAAAAACCTGCTTAAATTTTTCCCTTTGATCCCCAGAATAAATACAAGATTTATCAAGAAAATCATCAACAACCACAGCACCAACGTGCAAACCCCTAATTGCGGAATCCTTAGACCTTAAATGTATAACAGCACCATTCTTAGTCCTTATTTGATCTTTACCTAAATCATTCAATTTATCTGGAAGTAATACCTCATGTAATAAATCATTTGAACGTATTTCTTGAACAATTTTTGAAAGATGAAGCCTTGCTAATTTAGATTCATTAGTAATAATAACGGTTTCCCTGCTATTTCTGTTATCCAATGTATCTTGTTGAAAGACCTTTGGCTTTCTATAACGATACAATCTCCATAATGGAAATGCAAAACAAAATTCATAGGATTTACCACTACCCCTGGAACACCTAAAACTGCTCCATGGATACAATTGAACTAAATTTCCCCATTCAATATTCCGCCAACCCATATCAAAATTAAGTAACGTTGTTGCTTTAAAGTAATTATAAGAAATAATTTTTAAAGTATCGTCAAAAGTTTTTTGAAATTTTGGTAAATACTCTATTGTTGATAAATCTATTGAAGTCCTCCCATCATTCAAAATACGGTCAACTTCTTGTATTGTGCTTGAAAATAGCCTATCTATATCCCAATTATACCCACTAAGCAATTCCCCTAAAGCATCATCGGGTAAATTCTCTATTATTTCAGAAACTACCCTATAAGAATCAACTGTTTGACTATATTTCTGAAGCATAATTAAAATTCAAAAGAATATCTAAATCTTTTTTCTTCAGTGGAATTTGATGAATTACTACGAAGATTCATAATAAATTTCCTTGCCAACTCCCTTGTTACCCTTGTATCAGCAAGAGCTCTATGTGCATTAACAAGTTCAATTCCAGCATTTTGTATACAGGTTCCAAGTTTGTAATTAGGAGATTCTTGCCAACAAATTCTACTCCACCACAGCGTATCTATTGTAAATTTATCATTTACAAACTTTGATAAATCCCTTTTACAAAATTCAAACATTGCACTAAGGAATGGTATATCAAATGAATCAATATTATGGCCAACCAAAATTGGATTCTCCTTTCCAACCCGTTGATTTTTTAAAAAATTACACAATTCATCAACCACAACATCAACATCCTTACCTATTTTCTCAATAACATCAAGGTCAATTCCATTTGAATTTAGTGCTGCCTTTTCAATAATTAAACCACCATAAGGTTTTACTAAAGAATTATATTCATCCCCATTTTCAAGGTCATTTGTTAATGTAAGCATTGCAACTTCTAAAACAGGGTTTTTTTCATAATTTAATCCACCTGTTTCAATGTCGAAGACCACAAAATTTGCTTTAAATTCCATAAGCATCCTCCCTTACACTATAAAGATTTACGCCCTTTATTCTACGAGATTTTTCAATTCTGTTAAATCCTAAATACCTTGGTAAATGTTTTCTTACAGTATAGGCTTTAGCATCATTTATGGTAAATGGTTTACCGGATTTCTTCTTTTTATACCTTTCATTTAACCAAAAGGTAAATTGAGTTAAAGTTAACTCCTGAACTAAATACTTTGCCATAACTACAAATTTTTTAAAAATTAAACTTCCCAAATATTAATTATACCAGATGCTAATAATGCTGCATCAAGTTTCTCAAATGCCTCATCCCGCTCTTCTATATCATCAAAATCAAATGTATAATTAGCATACATAGAAACTTTTGATAATTCTAAATTCTTATTATTTCTATTAAGAACAATTGAATAAACAATTTCACGTTTCTTGGAACAAAACCTTTCATCTTTACCCCAGGAAGTTATTGCCCAAATAAAAATCCTCTCGTCCTTAATTTTAACAAAATCCCTCTTACTTCTCGAAATATTAGAAATATTCTTTTCATCTTCTTCCTTATTGTCATTAGGCACCTTGAAATTAGTATTTGCCTCAATTAACAAATCCCTAATTTCCTCATCCTTTCTAAACTTATAGTTATTAAGAATTTCAACAATACCCTTAGCATTAAATTTCTTAAAAAGTTCAATAATCTCAACAACAATCTCAGCATCAACTTTTGAAATAGGAGAAATTAAAAATTCATTCCTACCCTTATTTAACTGTTCATACCTCTTAACTGCTGATTTTAAATACTGATTCATTTTTATAAAAATAAAAATAATTTATTTATTTGAATAAAGACCATTTCTTAATTTATACGCTTCAATACCAATTCTATCATATGCCATATGACAATCATAACAAGAAAGTTCAATATTAGATTTAACCAATCTTAGTTTACCATGAGCACCCTTTGATTTTACGTGCATAAAGAAAAATGTTTTCATTTCATCGCCTAATGGTATACCACAATTATGGCATACATGTTCCCGCTCCTCCCAAATCTCTTTAAATAATTTTGCTTCTCCTGTTGACCTTCTTGGTTTAATCTTTTTTAATCGAACTTTTACCTGACGAGATTTAATTTTTTCAATTTTTCTTGTAACCCTATCCTTACCATGTAACCTTAATTGATTACAATTATCACAAAGACCAAAAGTTTTATTACGTATTGGCCTATTTTTTCCACACCCCCTACAAATTCCAAAAATATTACTCATTACAAATACTATTAAATTTACAAATTCTACATAATTTTGATTCTAAATTAAATAGATTATTGGTTTTACAATGTAATAACCCATAATCGGAATTAAAAAACCTTTTCCTTTCATTTTCACGAAAAATTTCAATACTTTTCCTACTAACCCCCACCTCAATTTTCGGTCGTTCAATTTTATACTTCTCAATAAATTTATCAACCCAATATACCCAAAATTCATCATCACGATTTACCCAACGTTCATATGCCTGTTTTCCAAATACCCAATTTGGTAAAATTTTACCCTTACCAAATTGAGTATCCTTTTCACAAAAATATTCAAATTGAAAACAAAAATAATCAAACCACCATTGCTCTCCTACAAAAAATTGTGAATTTATAAAATCATAAAAATTACGTATAGCCTTCAATTGAATTTTTCCTATTTTAGGGATCTTATGATTGATCTTTTTATAAATACTTTCATACAAATTTATAACACCATCAATTTCCATAATTAACCACATTTAGAAAATCCACAATTCTTACAAACAAGACAACCCTCAACAAATTCTAATTTTGAACCACACTTTTCACATGTATCATTTGAACTATGACCATTAAGATATAACTTTAATACCCTTGAAATTGCCTTATCAAAAGAAGTTATGGTTGCATATTTATCAATTTGTTCAACAATATATTTAGGATGAATTCTACTTCTCAACATCAAGGAATACTTACGTGTATCTACGGATTCATTATCAGTCATATACTTTGATATATCATCAATATAATATTCTTTTCCATTGTAAACACCAGTTAAAGAATATACTCTTTTACGTTCTTTTTTAATTATACCTTTCGTAATTTTTTCTGGAAAAGTATAATTTTCTATATCCCTTAACGTAAATATTTCAAATGGTTTACCATCATATAAACCAACAAGAACAACCCATTTTTGCTTTAAAGCAGTAAGTCTATGAATGTCACATGTCAAAACTTCCGGTCGCTTAACACTATCCTGGTATTCAAAATTTTTAGATTCCTTTTTAACCAAAACACCAGAACGACTTCCATCACGATATATTGTACAACCCTTACAACCACTTTCCCATGCTGTAATATAAATTTTCTCAACAACTTCAACTGGAGTATCCTTAGGAAAATTAACGGTAACACTAATTGAATGGTCAACCCACTTTTGTATAACTCCTTGCATTTTAACCTTACTTAACCAATTAACATCTTTAGAAGTCGAATTATTATAGGGTGATTTAAGTATTATTTTCTGAATTTGGTCATCACTTAATGTTTCAAGTTCTGGCTTATGATCAATATCAAACCATTTAACATCTAATTTATACCAATTCTTATCAAACCATTCAATAAATTTATGGTGAAAAACATTATATTCAAGCCACTTATCACCAACCTCATCTTTGTAATCATAAATAGTTGCGTCGGGTGAAATCTTACGCCTCCTTTTATAGTGAATCAAAAAGACTGGCTCTATACCTGATGTTGTCTGGGTTAATATTGAAACACTACCTGTTGGAGCAATAGTTAAATTACCAATATTCCTACGCCCTGTTGATTTATACATCTTAATAAATTTTTCTGGTAATTCTGGAATCAATCTTTGTAAAAATTCACTATGTGAATCATTATCAAGTTTCCAATCAACAAAACACCCACGCTCCGATGCGAGAATTATGGAAGAAATATATGATTCAATAGCAAGAGTCTTATGAACTTTTTCTGTAAATTCAATTGACTGGTCACTTCCATAAGTCATACCTAACGCAGCCAACATATCCCCCTCTGCAGTAACACCAAGACCAGTCCGCCTGCCTCTTTTGGTCTTACTTAAAATTTTATTCCATAAATTAAATTCAACCCTTTTATAATAATCTGGTTCCGGATCATTTTTAATTTTTGAAATAATTAATTCAATTTTCTCAATCTCCAAATCAACTAAATCATCCATCAATCTTTGAGAATTCCTTACATCAATTTTAAATTTTTCAAAATCAAAATATGAATTTTTATCAAAAGGATTTACAACATAGGAATAAAGGTTTAATGCCATTAACCTACAACTATCATATTCTGGTAATGGTAATTCCCCACATGGATTTGTTGATTTTTCTTTCCAATTTTCACCATAACCCCTTGCAGGAGATTCATTAATTATCTTATCCCAAAACAAAACTCCTGGTTCAGCATGACACCAAGCACTTTCTACAAGCATATTCCATAATCGCCTTGCTCTAACCTTCTTTAAAAATGTATTACGTGTTTTACCTTCAATTAATACATCATACGGAATTTCTTCAAATTGTAAATCCCCAAATTCCATTAACATTCTTTCATCACTCATATCAATAGGAAAGGTCTGATAAAAATCAGAATCCTCAATTACTGCTTTCATAAAATCATTTGTAATTCTAAGAGAAATATTGGCATAAACAATACTTACCCTATCTTGCTTTGATTTTATAAAATTTTCAGCATCAGGATGCTTAATAGAAAGACTTAACATTAATGCACCACGCCGACCAACTTGGGCAACTTCTCCAGTAGAATTTGAATACCTTTTCATAAATGAAACTACCCCAGTTGCTGATTTTGCAGAATTACTTGTATTTGAACCTGATGGCCTTAACATTGATAAATCATGCCCAACACCACCACGACGCTTCATGATTTGAACTTGTTCTTCATCAGTTACAAATATAGAACCATAATGGTCGTAATTATTGTGTATCACAAAACAGTTTGATAGCGAAGAGATTAAATAATTATTTCCTATTCCAGCCATTGGGCTTCCACCAGGAATTAAATACTTAAACCCATCAAGTAATGTTAGTATTACATCTTTACCTAAAGGATTTGGGTACTTTAATTCAATTCTATGAAATTCACTTGCTAACCTTTCGTGCATATCCCTAGGAGACGATTCAAGTAAATCTCCATTATTATTTCTTAAACAGTATTTATCAACCCAAACTTGGGCTGCCAAATCATCTCCATTAAAATACGATAACGATTTTTCTAAAACTTCTTCTCTTCTAATCATTTGTCTTTTTATTTTTTGTTAAAACGAACTATAGGATAATAGTTTGATGCAAAAACAATAGGTATAGATGAACCAGAAATATTAACGCCCAAACACTTACGAATTTCTTTAACCATCAAATAAAAATTTTCCTCACTAACCTCAATTTCAATAGGATGGGGCTTTCCAATAACATTACATAAAGAAAAATGTTTAACTATTTCCTCACCGCTCGGCATTAATGATAATATTAAAGGAAATTTATTAAGTTTAACAAGAGTTTTATCAACCTTAATGTATAATTTAGTTTTCTTAGACATACTTTAAAAAATTAAATCATCCTCAACGATACTAAATTTATTCTTATAATTACAAAGTTTATCAACTATATAATTACCTTGGGCCGCTATGGTTTGATCTGTTGTGTGCGCACGCACCCAAATTAAACTTAATCTATTTTGATAAAAATTAACATAGATTTCCCATAATTTAAGTAATAGGTCTTGATTTTTCTTATCTTTTATGGCTCCTGTGGTTATCCACCTATGAAGCCAATTTTTAAGAAAAAGAAATACTACATATTGACTATCTACATAGACTTCCATAAAAAATTGTGTATCTTTAAATTTTTCTAACAGTTTAATTAACGCTATTAACTCGCAACGCCCTACAGACGTATTTCTTAATCCACCGTTACCTATAACTTCTTTATTAGGAAGGATAGCGAGATAAGACCATCCACCTTTTCTGGATTTCCAGGAACAAGACCCATCAGTAAAGCAAGTAATTTTTACCATAAACAAAAATATAAAAACTTTATTTACAAAAAATACTATAAATAAAAAATTAATCAATAAGGGGAAGGAAAATCTCCGATTTTCCCTTTTCTTTTTTTCTTTTAAATTAATAAGTAAACATTTATATCAATAAATGTTTAGTTATTAATTTTGGTTTTAAATATTTATGTAAATAAATATTTATTTTTAAAAATATAGGTTTCCTTAAATTAAGGTTTCCCGAATTTAAGTAAACACCCCTAATCATCAAGACCACAAAGAGTTTCTCCATTAACATATCTCTTATTTTTATTTTCAGCAAGCCTATACCCCTTACTAAACAATGGTTTATGATAAAATACGTAATACCTTCCAGTAAGCCTATTTGTTTTTTTATCATAATCATTACACAATTCTGCATAACCTGCAAGAACCAATTCCTCTATACCAGAACGAATTGACGTAATCCCTTCCAAAGGAGATTTATTAACAAGATCGCTAATCCTTATATTCCAATCTTTTGGTTTAGATAAAACGTATATTAGTATACCCTTTGCCTTAAATGATATACGTTTATCATTTATAATTAAATTCGATACTTGTGTGTATGGAATATTATACCCAAAATGTTTAATTACAGCCATATAAATTATAAATTTAAATTTTTAACATTGAATTTAATTCATCTATTGTAATAATTTTTATACCACGTTTTCTTGCAAGTTCTACTTTAGATGAATTAAAATTTACATCTTTTACAACCAAATATTGCGTTGTTGTTTTAATAGAATCACTATAAATACCACCATTATCTTCAATCATTTTTGCTTTATCTTTATCTCTAAACCCAGTGAAGCAAAAAGTTTTACCACTTAAAAACCCTTCAATTTGACGAAATTTCTTTTTAATTGGTATTAAATTTGATAGTAACTGAAAAAACTGTTTATTCTCATTAATTTTTTCAATTCCACCCAAAAGACTTTCAATTGTCTTATTTGACACCCCAGGAATAAATAAAAGTTTATCGAAATTTACATCATTTAAAATAATATTACAAAAATCAAAAATATTTTCCGGTTCTTCTGGAAGATAAGAAATAATATTTTCAAGTTTCTTTTCTCCTAATCCTTCAAATACCCCTAAAGAATGAAGTAATTTTGACAAACCAACCCCACTTTTCATTAATTCCTTAAATTGAGAAACAAGTTTTAATGCAGATAATTCACCGAAACCCTCAATTAAAGAAATTTCATTAATTTCTAAAGTTAAAATTTTTATTTCATCATTATACCCATAATTAACTAATTTTTTTATTGTTGGTTCACCCATCTCTTCTATTTCAAGTATTTCAAAAAAGGATACTAAACGAGAAATTAATTTACCATAGCAATTTGTGTTTAAACAAATTGCTTCAACATCATGTATTTCAAGAATAGAACCACAAGATGGACAATTTGTATAATTTTGTGAAATATATTTTTTAAATTCTAATTCATTAAAATCGATAGTTAATAAATGTTTAGGAATTACATCTCCACTTCTTGTTATCTGTATTATTGCCCCAGGATGAATAAAATTTTCACAAATATACCTATAATTATATCCGGAAATTCTTTCAATTGTAACCCCAGATAATTGGGTTGGTTCTATTTTTATAACAGGTTTCACAAAACCTTGCTTACTTACAGATAACTCAATCCCAATAACTTTAGAATTCTTAACCTGCCTCCATGATTCAAGTTTAATTGCTTTTGAAAATTCTGGATTTCCATTTGAACCCCACCCCAATTTTTCTCTTATATTTGATGAATTAACATCAATTACTAATCCATCAATTTCATAATCAATTGAGAATTCCTGAAATAATTTATTTAATAAATCCTCCGTTATTTCATTACCAAGAAGTTTATATCCCTTTTTATAACTATCACCAAAACCTATAATTGACATTTGAAAATCTTTATCAAATTTTTCATCAATAAAAGAAATATAAGTATATGGAACAAAATCTATATCACATAATTGATATGATGGTTCATTTTTATTAAAAAGACCCGCAACCATATTACGAGGATTTGAAAAATCTTTAGAATATTTGTCTAAAAAAGTTTTTTTCTTAATGATTTCTTCTCCAATATAATATCCATCATAATTAAATTTGATTAATGAATTAACTTTTTGAAAATGCCTTGTAACATCTTGTCCAAATTCCCCATCACCCCTGGTCAAACATTGAATAGGTTTACCATTTTTAACCTTAACACAAGAAGAAATTCCATCATATTTTGGTGTAATAATAAACCATTGATTTTCCCCAATTAACTTTATCCAAGATACTACTTCTTCAAAACTTTTTAATTTATCAAGGCTTGCCATTACAACAGGCAATTTTACTTTTCCCTTTTCTCCAAGTAATAATTTATCAATAAAATCATCATCTTGAAATTTTAATTTATATTCATCAAGTAACTTATCAAATTCAAAATCTGTTACTTTTGGCTCACCATTACGATATAATTTATTTAATTCAATTAAATAATTTTGAGCCTGTTCCTTTGTCATTTCAGATATTTTCATGGCTTACAAATTTAAAGTGGTTTGTCTATATGTTAATTTATTAATTTCTTCTTGTAAAACTTTTTGCTTTGCGTTACGACAATTTATCATTGCCTGATCAAGTAATCGTTTATACACATTTGTTATGAAATGAATATTTACATCATAAATTTCTTCCTCAAGAAAATGAACAAAAAATACTTCCCCCCTTTTGAACCCACGGGTATAAATACTTATACATTGATTTTTCAATGTTAAGAGAAACCCTTATTACCATCCCTCTCTACGTAAACCTTACGGAAAGATTTGGGAAATTTTTGTTTTCAAATTCTGTCATGGTTACAAATATTTATAAATGTTAATAAATTTTAATACACATAGCCTAAAATATAATTATACCCAGGTGGGATAAACCACTCTCCAAATTCATCTATATATAATGTTTTACTATTTCTAACCGAATTTTTCTTAATTGTTAATGTTTTTTTCCCATTTTTACAAGACCTAAGCCTAAAATAAAACTGACCCCCAATACTACCATTTCTTAACAAAAATATCTTATCTGATTTTTTAGAGACCAGGAATTCATTAATGTAAAGATCAACAGGTGTGACCATGTCTGTGATAATTTTATCCCCGTTATTAAATTCAATTCTAAACCTATTCGGAGCGACGGTGGATAAAATTTTTACAATCGAATCCCCAACATATAAACCAATATCCGACCCAGGATTTGGTTTAAAATTAAGAACCCCTTGTGAATAATACTTTATTTCCATGGCTTTAAAAGTTTAAAATTACAAATCTGTAACAAATATAAAAAGAATTAACAAAAAATAAAACAATTTTATTTTTTTTCTTACAAAAATATTGCTTATTTATACTAAATATAAATAACTTAATTTTGCCAATCTATAACTAAACCTATTTCTTCAACTGTTTCAAGTGGAATTTCTTTAAAAAGTTTAGTTTGGTGGTCATATTCTAAATTTGATTCTTTACATTGAGTTATCATATCAATATCTAAAACCCTCTTTAACCAAATACCAATTTGGGCTCCAGCATCCATATCCCCTATAGTTACAGCATTTTCTTCACCTTTAGCCTCAAAAAATTCAGCATACATTGGCCTTGAAAATATTGTATTAACATGCTCCATAGCAAGTTCTCCCCGTTCACCAACAAACATTTCAACTGCAGAAATTAAAAATTTAGCATAAGATTTTTCTGGATATTCAAACCAAAGACGAACATTCATAATAGTATTAGTGCCTTCGTTTCTTATAATGATTGCCCTATATTCGTCCTTATTCTTATCAACAGAAAGATCTGTAATTTCACCAAAAAGATTACCAATTTCATCATTTGGTATTGTATTTGATGCCCTATATCCACCCAATGATAGCATTGGCCTAATTTGTTCAGCACCCTCCCTTTCTGGCGTAGTATAATAAAGTTTTATCATAGTTATTAATTTTTATCTATTATGGAAATACATTTTTACTAACCCATTGCCCAGATTCTTTTCTTTCAAAAATTAATTGTCCACCATTAGTGGTTATTCTCCAAGAATTATCTTGATTAGGATCACCTAAATAATAAGAGTTTTTTACGATATCCCCAGAAATATCTAAACACCAGATATCTGTTCTTTTATCATTAATCGTTAAAGTTCCTCCGGAATTTTTAACTCTTGCTATATAATACTCATTCGTATTTTTAACAGGTGGAACATCTTCTGTAATTTCAGGAACCAATTCAATATCAACATAATCGTATTCAAATATCATTTTACTTGATTCTGGAACAACAATACTCGGAGTAAATGTCCCAACAACTGAATATCTTAAAATTCCAGGTAAAGAATCCGAATACAAATGTATAAAAGCACTTGTATCGCTTAAAACAGAAATAACTTCAGCCTCTCCTTCATATTGAGTAAAATACCCATTTTGGTCAGCAGAATAGAGCCTAATTCTTGATGGATAATTAGGAGAACCCCTTAATACTTCTGAAAACTTTGTTTCAACCCCGGAAAGTTGGCCATTAGATGATAAAGTAACGGTTCCTTGCTCAAGATTAGTTTTACTGTATTTAATCTTGACCCAATACCAAATATCATCATTTGGAATTTGAATAGTGACATCATTTGGGTTATAGATTAAATTTAAATCTTCATCAATAGCAAAAGAATTTCCTAATACCTTTATTTTATTTGCAATTCCAGATACAACCTTAAAAGATTTAAAATCAGAATCATTACTATTTTTAACAATCCCAAAAGATTTTGTCATTAATCCAATAAACCTTCTATAACCAGATTCATCAAGAAACTTCCTAAACCTATTTAGTTCTTCCTTTCCTAAAAATAGGTCATTGTTAATTTTTAAGTTACTCATACCAATTTATATTAAATTTACCACAATAATCTTTAAAATTTAATTTAATTTTGTCGTGAAAAAACTGCCTTTTAAGGTTAATGGAACTATTATTATTAATTTCACTTAAAACACGTTTATTTACGTTAGAAATAGCCATATTTTTTACTATAAAATTATAAAAATTTTCTGGCAATAATATTTTTGTTAACGCAATTTTATTGTATAATTCCGTCCATTCCTCATCTTTATAGTAAAGGTTATTCTTTAATACGTATTCAATTTCAATTTCCGTTGTTTGTAAAACCCGCCCACCAAGAAGCCATGTCTTAAGACTTAGCCATTGTTCATCAGCACCATAACCATATACTCCATCAAATCCCTTAATACTATTAAACCAATTAACAGAAGAGGCATAACCCGATCCCATAAGGCAAGGTATTTCGTAAATAGAATTATCCTTTATAGGTAACCCCTCTTTTTCAAGAAATTTTATAAAACCATTTTTCTCAATTTTTGTCAAATGTATTGTTGCACCATAATTTTTTGGAGTAACAATAAAATCAAATTTTTTATCATTACAAGAAATAATAGACGTTAAGTTAATAAAACAATTCTTATTTATTCTCACAAGAGATTCAACCTTTTGAGCCCATCCAAAAGTTTTAAATTTTACATTAGAATCAATAAATAAAAAATAATCTGTTTTACAATTTTTTATTCCAATATTTTTTGAAATTCCAGACCCCAACCTTCTTTCATTTCTTATATAATAAGTATCATTAAATTTTAAAACGTCATTAGCACATAATCCATCATTACTGAAATCATCAATAACCAAAATTTTTGGTTGCTCACATCCAAGATTTGTTTGCTTAATTGAAAGTATTGTTTCAATTAAGTTCTCTTTATCATTTAAAACCGTAATTATTACTGTTAAATTTTTTGCCATAACATAAAAAATGTATCTTAACTTCAAGCAACATAAACAAGAAATTCCATTTCACTATAATATAGTCCAGTTATCTTATTGCTACTATATGGTCCCGAACTATTTAACCCTTCACCCCATGATACGGAATATTCGGTAGAACCAATTCCAAATTTGTAAGTTTTTAATTTTGAAAAATCTAACTTATAACCTTTACTTGGTTCAGGAATAGTAATAGTAAAAATAGAATCCTTTGTATATTTTGGAACATCAACTGATGCTACAATAAGATCTAAACTGTTTTTGGCTTCTATTACACCACCCACACCATCACTTGGTCTCGAATAAAATGAATTATTCCAAACTATTCTTACATTAACGTTTGCAGGAACTTCTGGCAAAACGGCAGAAAATGAAGAATAAGCAGAACAACCATTACTATCATGTGCTCTAAAATAATATGTTCCAGGAGAAAGGTTATTAAATGAAGCAACCATATTTATTGCCTTAACCCAACTTGACCATAAACCATTATCTTTTTTATATGATACATATATATTCGGACCAGTACCACCAAAAACTTCAACATCAAACCCCCTATTATCAGGATGAACAGATGCTGAAATAATCATAAGTTCAGGGGGTTTATTTATTACCTTAGAAATTCCCTGTATTTGATAACCAGAAGAATCTTTAGCAAAAGGTTTATAGGTACCAGCACTTAAACCAGTAAATACATTTGATGATTGCCATGAACCATTTTCATTTAACTTATATTCAATAGGTGGTATACCATTTATTGTTTCAATCGTTATAGTTCCATTATTTAAATAACTACAAGTAGTATCTGTTGAAATCACATTTACTATTTTAAATTCTTGAGGCTGGGTAATAATTATATTATCAGATTCAACTGGAGGGCAATTTTTTACATCAGAAACCCGTACTTTATATATTCCTTCACTAAGTCCTGTAAATACATTTATTGGCTGATATTGTGACCACTGGTTATCATCCTTTTTTATAGAATATATTAATGGCTGAGTTCCACCAGAAGCAATAACAGTTATACTTCCATCATTTCCATTATACATGGAAACGTCCACAATATTAATTTCGTTAATTGAAATAATTGATGGCCTTGAAATAATTACATCAGTTCCAATTGCCACAACTCCATCTGAATCTTTAACTTTTGGAACATAATTACCGTCACTTAATCCATCAAAATAATTACTAGATTGGTAGGGTAAATCGTTTAATGAATACATATATGGAGGTTTTCCACCACTTACCTGAATTGTTATTGAACCATCATTAATAAGGTTACAAGATATATTATTTTTTATAATTTGAACTATTGTTAATGGAATAAATTCTGATTCGCTAATTTCATCAATCCAAATAGGTAAAAAATTAGAATTATATGGAATAAATTTTTCAATAATTTCTTTTAATACCTGAATTTTATTAAGATTTAAATTTTTTGTTTCAATCCAGGAAACAATAGGGTTCACAATTGATATAAAACCAATAGGAGCCTTTAGCGCTGCAGGCCTAATTTTTAAACTATAAATGAGCAGCCCCCTCGTTTCCCCCTTAAATTTTAAGGTAACACTTAAAAATTTTGCTGAAATAGAAGATTTTAAATTTTTTCCTTGCCCAATATTAAGTTTAGAATTTTCCGAAGACATTAAGCCTTCATCAAATTTATAAATAATACCACGAATAACAGTCTTTTGCCCACGAACTAAAACTGCATCATCAACAAAATTCCCCTCAGAATTATCAGCAATTCCAGTTTCTATTGAAAATGTATCAACCTCTTCTAAATCACTATTATACATCTTACACCCGAACCTCAAAAAAGATGGATCATTATTTAATCCAACAGATTGAACAATTGCCTCAACTTCCCAAGTTATTCTTGGGTCAATTGGTAAAGCATGGGTTTTACTTGCACTAATCCCATGATAAATTGGTGGAGAATCAATATGAATAACTTGAAAATACCCAATATAAGTTATTTTACAAAATGGCTCACTCTCTTGTGGTATTGGGTATTTATCGAGTTCTTTTACACCATAAACACTTTCAAAACCTATTGATGTATTTAATGTTCCACACAATCCCCTATATAATGGAGAAGAATTATTTATATTCCAACCACGCCGCCAATCTTCTAAAAGTGCCGATATAAAAATACCGCCTTCGCTATAATTTATTAATCGATTAACTTCTTCATTTTTACTTAACTTAGTGCCTCTTAACAGATAAATATTAAAAATTTTATTCATAAATTGGTATAATTCATCTTTTTCATGACTATTTTTTAAAATTATACCTCTTTGCCTAAGAAAATCATAAAGTAATTCGTATTTATCTTCAATTTTATTGTAAAGCCTTGCATAATTTACAATGATAGCAAACCAATGAGTAATTATGCTAAAAAATGTTTTATAATCATCGGTTCTTTCAATAAAATCCGGAACAATACCTTTTTCATAAACCTTACCCAAAACATTTATAGCCCATTTTAAAACATCTGGATCACTAAAATCAAAAAAATCAGAAAAAAAACTATCATTATAAGAATTTGGATTTTCAACAGGGGTATAAATGATTTTTAAAGAGCAAGAATTAAATATTAATACGCCCGTATTGTCTGATCCTGCTCTTGTATAACGGTACTCAATATCAAATATTTGTTTATTAAAAATATTAATTTTTTGCAAATTTCCTGGTGTAATAATTTCCCAATCGGTATATGTAATTCCATCATTACTATAACGAAATTCCTTAACAAAAAAACGCTCTGACGTAACCCCCTCAACATCATCAACAAAATCAAACACTAAATCAACACCAACAAGTGGAACTCCTGGCTTAACAATAAACGAATCGCCTACCCCAGTAATATGATTATAGGTTACTGCCATAGTTTTAATAACTTATAATGACAACGTCCAACGATATTTAAATGTTTCTGAATTATCTTTCTTTTGATTACCCAATATATAAGCCATCTCATATTGAGATATTACCTGTTGTAAAAACATTACCGGTACAACTTTAAATTTAGTTAAAGTTAAGGGCATAACAGTCGACTTAACACCAGGTAAATAATTACTAATAAAATAACCCGCTTCTTCATAAACACCGCCACCCACATCTACCATTAAAACTATATAAAACCAAGCAATGTTATAATCATAAAATGTTAATTTACCCTCTCTAAACCAAACGTTACTATTTGCAGAATCATAATTCATCCCCGTGGAATCTACTTCTATTTGACTTTCCAAATAAAATGAAACAGAAATGTTTTGATCTACTGTATATTTTCTAAAAGGTATTAATTTACGGGTATTATCATACTGACTAAAGGCCTTTTCGTATATAATAAATGTAGTACCTAATTCTGTTTTAAAAATATTACCCACAGTATTAGAAGAAGATACCTTTAAAAAAGAAATAGGCCGTGAACTTGTAGTATTAGTAGTTATATCTCTAATATTTGTAGAATCTATTTCAATATCAAATGTTACAAGGCTCTCGTCTACTAAATTTAGGGTAAATTCTCTAACAATACGATAAGCTGCACTGTTTGCACTAAAACTAAAAACTGCCTTTATGGTGTTGTCTCCGGTAAAATAAGGAACTTTAAAAGATTCACTATTAACACCGATATAGCTAAATAAATAAGAATCATTTATTGTTAATTCTAAAATCGCCTTACTTGACACACTCGTAGGAACACCATCTATAATTACATTAAAATCTAATTTACATAATTTTGGTATTTTATTTAAATTCAAATTTAAGACTGTGTCTGATGTTATATTTAATTTAGATGAATATATAGCATCTTTTATAGTACTACTACTCGTAGGTTTAAATATATATAATAAATAGTCTCCTTTTACTATAAAATTAAATAATGCATTACCATTTTCATCTATCTGACAAACATAATTAAGTCCTGGCAAAGTCCACCCCCCATTTGTATCACCTGAAGAAATCTGAGAAATTGCTTCACCAAATATTTCACATCCACCTTCCGGATTTATTCTATTAAAGGGTGTCAATCCAACTATATAGTCTTCTAAATCTTTTCCCTCCAATTCCCCTGAAAAACTTACATTTAATTCTAATTTAACAAATTCATCATATTCTGTTAATTCAAAATTAGCTCTCATTTTCTTATTACTATCAAAAATAAATTCTATAGAGCCATCCCCATCTACTAACTTAGTTTTAGGATATACTATAGTACCATTATTCCCTACCGTATTACTATTAGCCTGTATATAACCTAAAGGTTTTGATAAATAATTAATTGAAGTAAATAATTGACTAAATTTTATAGAATTTCTATAAATTGAAAGTTGAGCCCCAAGAGTCTTAGCATAATCAGACGTATCTTGAGATGGATCATTAGGTCTTGGTTTGAATTTAGAATAATTATCTAATATATCCTTGAGATATTCTGCCACAGAATAGGCACCGAAGGGCAAATAAAAATTACCACATATTATATTAATACCTGGCCTAAAAGTTTTATAATAAATATTATTTTCACTGATATAAATACTATGCGCAGTATGGTTATTTAAATAAATAGAATCTGCTTCTTTTTTAAATTTTAACGAAACATTGTAACTATAATACAAATACCCCTCAGAGTTAATACTCCATTTATAATTTGAATTAAAACTACTAAAATTAGCAGGTAGAGTGTTTATTTTAGTTAAATCAACTCTACTCATTCTAGTCATCTCTAAATCTAATAATCCATTAAGTTTAGGTAACGTAGTTTTTTTATAAAAATTTTCATCATATAACTGTATATGAAAAGATTCACAATAACCAGCATCCTCTAACTCTGATTCAACAAAAGAAAAGTCATTATTTATATTAAATTTAAATAATACAAGTTTAAAATAATAATAATAGGGGAAAATAGTAGAAAATTTTTTAGAACTAGGACTTAAATTTGAAAATACATTAAAACTAAATATAGAATTACTTTTTGTGGGACTTGTAAAATTCTTTGCTCTTTCTATATTGTTTATTTGAAAGTTAAAATCTTCACTAACCCCATCAGGCGTATTTATTCCAATGGTTAAATAATTATAGTTTTGTTCTGATAAATTTACAGCAGTATTAAGATTATCTGAACAGGAAAACAAAAATGCTATTTCAACTTTAGGAGAATTTACATTAATAATACTCGGAAAAATAGTTGGATTGGTAGATGGAGAATAAGCAGATCCTGATAAACAAAGGGTACTATAATCATCACCAACAACCGTACTTGGTATTAAATTAATAATAGAAGGATAATCTGCATTTCTATTAAAGTAAAACGCAGTATACACTGAAAGTTCGGGTACAGCACTAGTAAATCCTGCTATTAAAACTTGAACAGTATATTCAGAATCCCGTGGAAATATAATCTTTCCTGTATAAGAATTTTTATATGACGTTGAACTCGCAAATATTAATTTTACATACTTTAAATAACTTTGACTCAAATTTATAGTTCCTTCGAAATATTGAACATATAACGTAACTCTCCTCATTACCGCCTCTGTATCCGATAATTCAGGCATAGGGTCGGATAAATCTATATCTCCAGTAAATGGTTGGATGATTATTTCTGAGGTTTCAGGACCTATTAGTTTTTCTAAATTTACACCTTGAAATCTTATAGTGCCTCCGGATGCTTCGGCTGACATATTTTTAAGGAATACTCTTTTTAAAAAAGATACACCACTTTCTGGTAAAATAAAATTATAAATCCTGTTTGATATAATAACCATATCCAAATAAACACCATAAATATCTCCAGCCTCCGCTCTCTCATAAAAATACAAATTTATAATAGTGGATTGAGGTAAATACTCATAAGCATAGGTTTGGTCATATATTGGTAAAACATAACCATCAAATACTATTTTATTTAAGTAAGGGGAAGTTATACCCCCTAAAATTAATTTATCACCATTACTAGTAATATTTCTTATTCTAAAATAAAATTTATCTATATAAAGTTCTTTTAAATATCTTCCATAAACATTTCTATATAATATAGATGCTATTTTAGAAAGATTCTTTACCTTAAACTCAGGGAATCTTATCACCCTATTATCTGAAACTCTTAATATTTTTTTAGAATTAATAAGTGGATTAGAATCAGCAAAACCATATTTAGATATATAATCTGCTTTTATTTTATTATTATTACTTGCATTAATAAATTCAGGAAAAAACGCTATTCTGTTATTTACTATTATTCTACTAATCCTTACAGAACCAAGAATATTTAATTCCGATTTACAGGCCACTATAAAAAAATAATCACTATTAGCTTCTCTTAATGTAAGAGAGGAAGTATTATTTATTACCAATTCATGATTAAAATCTGATTTTACATAACCAATATGAATATAATCTCCTTTCAATATTACATATTTAACAGCATTCGTATCATTAAATACAATTTTACCACCTGAATTTATAGTTAATAAACCATTAGAATTTATACTATAATTAGTTAATGTTATTTTAGGAGAAATAAATCCATCATATAACGAATCATATTCATAATCTGAATCAAAATTTGGAGACTCTGATGCTCTTAGTGAATAATCAAATACAGCATGAACATAACCAGCATCCCCTTTTATAGAAGGGAAATCCTTCCAATTTCTATTTTGACTAAAAAACATACTTCTCGTAAGTATTTCCTATATTAACATACAACTCTTCTCCATCATATAAATAAGAGATTATATCTCTTGTATATCCAATAGAATATCCATCTAAAGAGTTTACATAAAATGCATTTACTATATCAAAATATTGGTATCCAAAAGTGGCATTTTTATATTTTAAAATTATTTCACCCCTCGACGCCATCCCAGACTCTGTATTTAAAATTAATTTTAATACCGTATTAGATGGATTGACCGGATTTGTAAATTCTAAAATATAAGACTTATTTTTAGATATATCTAATGTTATCTCGTCATTAGTTATATTAGGATTTATTACTTTAATAAAGGGCTTATTTAAAACAAAATCATAAATTTCTTCACCCAATTTAGCTTTTAAAGACTCCTGATTCTCTGAATAAATCTCCCCAATTTTATACCCATTGGAATCAATTAAGGTGAGTTTATTAGTCAAAATATTTTCTATCCTTGTTTTCATAAGTTATAAATTTTCAATAATAGAAGTATCGAATCCTTTTAACTCAAAAAAAGCTATAATATCTTCTTTATCCCCACAAAAAAAATTTTCAGGAGACGAAACTGCTGCTACCTCATTTTCAATAATTTCTTGGGCAGATACAATTTCTGTATTTGTGTAAATTACAAGAATTTTCATAGTTAAATATTTTAAGAATTCTCAATTACCTGTGCCTGAACAACTAATACACCCGTTCCAGATTCAGCAACGGATGTATTAAATGTTAAAATTAATTTATTTTCCACATTATTAAAAGAAAATTCCCAAGAATAATCATGGGTTCCTAAATCAGAAATATACTCAATTTGCTTAACAAATTTAAACTGATTTCCAATATAGTCAATATTTAAAACAGTTTCTAATCGATAAATTACTTGCCCATGCCGATATTGTATTACAATATCAACATAATTAACATTAGTTTTATTTTCAAATAAAACTAAATTAATTTGCTGATTAAGATTGACATTTTCATTATACACAATTGGTAAACCACTTCCACCAACCTCTTTCTCTTCCCCTAAAGAATTCTTTATGTAAAGTTTTTCATCTGCCTTAGGGTAAATTAGCATATGGGTTGATGGTGGGTTTTCTGTAATTCCAACCTTTGGAAGAATTAGTGGTATGTTTCTTTTTTTACTTATCATAAATTATCCGATTATAAGTATTGTTGCTGTAAATGGTACGTCAGTATATAAATCAACCCTCGATGTTGAAATAGGCTGAATTCCTAATTCAACTTCTGTATTATCCAATTCATCATAAACAATAACAGACACCTCTTTAACCCCCAAAGAATGAGTAATTTGGTTATTTCCAACAACAAGATTTACCCCTGATTGTTTTTCTTGGCGTAAAACAGTTGCCCCATTAACTGCTGTATAATTTTTAACTCTTATTTTATGTGGCTGTGACCCCAATTCTAAATTATCTTCTATAACATCTTCAGCATCAAAACTAAACTGAGTTCCTTCTTGCTTTATTCCATTTATTCCAGTATAACTTCCTGCCCCTGAAAATTGAATAAAATTAATTGGATCAACATCTACATTAATAGAACCTGTTCCTGTAACTACCCAACCAGTATTTTTATTTCCCGCCCCACCGATATCACCAAATCTAACAAAATGGTAAGATCCAACAGTTACCTCCCATGAAGGATCCCCATCAAAATCTGATGCCCTTGTCAATTCAACCTTACTTGAAGGACCGCCCTCGTTACTAACAACATAAACACCGTTATCAACAGGGTTGGTTTGATTTTTAACCAACACCCGCATTCCCAACATTAATTGAATGGTGTCAATTATCTGAATCCCATCATTGACGAACGTAAGCTTTTTTCCAATACCTGAACCACTTGGAGTTACATTTAAATTATTAAGGGTAGCAACATCAACCTCTGGTCTCAATTTTAGCCCTTGAGCAATTGATTCAACAAAAGCCTTATTTGCTGCATCTTGAGGATCTTCAGGGTCTTTTACATATTTTATCCTAAAAGCCTCCGAAGAAGAACCTATATGTAATTCTTTACCAATTATATTTCCATGAACTGCTGCTTGACCTAAAGAAACTTTATGGGGATTTTCTTCTGAATTTATATGATTATCTATTTCTTCATGGGTTTTATTTCCAGCGCCATTAATATTTTGGTGGTTTATTCCACCTTCAATAAGAGAAATTTCTGAAATTCCATTAATAGTTTCAACAAGTAATTTCGAATTATCTACAGAAATAATTGAAGTAATTTCGGGTATTGTTTTACAGTTAATAAATCTAAAATTAGAACCATTATAACTCCAAAATATAACGTATTCACCTAATTTAAGGTCAGTAAATTTACCTATAATTTCTGATCCAAAAGGAAGCCCTAAATTCAAATTTTGGGAATTACAGGTAAGATTTAATTGACCAACCATACCATTTTCAACATTTAATACATTTAATTGAAAAGATTCCCTATTAGTAATTAAATTCTTTTTAAGCCCTGTTACACAATCCCAAGTAACCGTAGCCCCATCCGTAAGGTTAGTAAAGGGTTCTATTGAATCACCCTCTGTATCGCCCATTGAACGCCAAGAAATAACTACTCTATCTTTAGAAATACCATTTGTATTAAAACTAACAAGATATTTTTTACCACCCAGAGGATTTAATATATTCTTACCAGCCCAATTATTTACAGTAAAATCCTCATCCCAAAGTATTTCAGTAACAGAAGCCCCAACAATAAGTTCCAGTAAAATGGTTGCCGAATGAGTATCCGTTAAACTATCGACACTAATTCTTAAATTTTGAACCACATTAACCGTATATCTTGCATCATTTTCAAGATTTAAGGTAAAATTTGACGATTTCGTTCCTAAATCTATTCTTGGGGTTTTTGCTGCAATTTTAAATCCTAAATATTGCTCAATTTTTGAAAGAGTCCAATTTTTAACGCTTTCAAGCCTTATTCTCCAGTTATTTGATGAATCTTCTACGACAAAATCCTCATTACCGTCAAGTTCATTTTCTAACTTTTCATCAAATTCCCTAATTGATTTATCTAAAACTGATGGCATTTTACTAAATTATTAACATTTTTACCGAATATAATTCAAACGTCACAGGTATATTTAGGGGAAACGCTATACCTAAAACACGAACCGTTCCATCAACAGTATTTATACCCATTGGTATATCTTTTAATAATAAGGAAAATTCAGTATCATTCTCATTTGAAATAATTTCATAATTTAATTGAATTGCTGATGGCTTAATTACCCTAAACATTATATCAAGCGAAGAATTTCTTAAAAATATCCTAGAAGTAATTCCTGGATTTGAAATAAGTTTTCCAACGATTTCAAGATTTACCATATATGAACTTGGTAAACTTCCCGATATTGTTCTTTCTATGTAATTATGAAGAGAAGTAAAAAAATATCCATCAACATTTAATGATGATTCTCCTGTGCTTATTATTCTTACTCCATTACTTATTTGTTCTGCAGTAATAAGGTTTGGTAATACTTGATAAAGATTATTTTTAATTTTCCAAGCATATGGTAATGTAATATTCCCGATATTTTTAGGTTCATTTGGAAAATTATCTATTTGAGTGTCAACCCAATTTGAATTAAATTCTTCATTTAAAATTAAAAATGGATTATAGTCCCGTTTTTGTATAATCTTCCCCTCCTTATTTTTTTGCAAAATAAAATTTGAATCTTTTTGCGTAATTGCAGAAAAACTTTCTGGTTTTTTCTCCCCAGAATAAGAAGTTTTAACTTCAAGTATTCCTTGAGAACGTATTAATTCTGTTAAAGTATCAATAATAATGGCCATTTATAAAATTTCTTGAATTGTACCATCAACCTTATTTGGATAATATACTGGATTTATTTGATTTTGCGAATCACTAATTATTACCCCATTTATATCCCGCATTACAAACCCCCTAAATCTTGGAAATTCAGATATTCCGACAGGAATGTCTGTTCTTGGATTAAAGAAATTATCTGGAACATATTTAACGCCCTTTGTTGACTTAATTACACTAAGTATATCATCCCATTCAACACTCATCCCATAATTCCAAAATCTAAAATCTATCATTTTTGAGAGCCTTGATTGTATATCAACTCTAACACTAAAAGGGTCAGCAGAATCATCAAGTTTACACCTAAAATCAATGTCAATGTATTTCCATTCCGGATTATTCAACGTAATTCCAACTTGTTCAGATCCAAAACTTTGTAAATCAGTAATAGAAAGGTAATCCTTTATCCCATTAAGCATAATTTCAAATTCTTCTTGGGTAAAATTTATCCCATTTTGGGATAAAACAATTAATCTAAGTTTTCCAGATTCTGTTCCCCCACGAACAACCCTTAATACATTTGGGTTAAATTTAATTAAAATTTGTTCAAGGTACGATATAGTTTTTGCAGATAATACATTAAGAGAATTTTTTATTCTAATTTTTAACATTTCATCGCTTTCAAAATCTCTTCCATACTGTGCAGCAAATTCATTTGTAATATAAAAATGCCCATCTGGTTGCGGTGAAACCCTATTAATAGTAAATGGTGCCGAATTAGTTTTACTTCCAACTTCAACGCTTCTAACCTTTTGATACGTATAACCAATAGGCGGAATGATAAAATTTTCTTCAAAATCAAAAGTTACACCCTGTATATCATAGCACCTATTAAGTCCGGAATAATATTCTGTTCCAGGCTCACCTACAACCCTAACCCAAGTTGAAGACCCACTTGCTGTTAGTCTTGGCTGAATACCAAATCTTAATGCTATGTCATCAAGATATTTTCCATAAGCAAATTCTGGATAAACATGGGATTCTATAATTGCGATATCTTTTATTGCTTTTTGGGAGATTTTTGAAATTCCATAAATTATACCCGAAAAAACAGAACCTTCAGAAATTTTTGTTACCCTATCTGTTTTTGTTAGGGCTAATTCTGAAATAATTTGCTTTATTTCTTCTATTGTTAAAAGTTTCGTATTCATGATTTGAATAATTAACTACAAATGCCTGTAACTAAAACACCAACGGAATTACCTTCAGTATAATGAACTAAACTTTTATTAAAAGTTCCAAATTCCCCTTGTGTAAATTTTACCCAAATTTGCTTATTTTGTATACCTCCTGGTGAATATGGAATTACAACAAATAAAAACCAATTTATACCATCCAAACTTACCCTAAATCTATAGGGAGCAACTATTATTAAATCCCCACGAATTTCATTTGAAGAAATAAAGTAACTTTGTGGATCGCTGTCAGTAAATTCAGAAGATAAAAAATCAACAAAATTCGACGAAATATCAATTTTCGGGGGGAGTAATTTCTTCCCCTTAAGTGATCCTGGATTTATTTGTATAAGGCTCATAAAGAAATTTGTCCCATTATTTCATCCCCAATTATAGTTTTTGCACTAACATCAATAAATACATTAGTATTATCTTTAAGACTCACTCCACCAATCCTAATAAATTCAAATGAATCATCTGTTCTTATTGTGTCAATAAGTTGCCTAACTATTGTTGGATATGCTATAGTTTTTATATTTAATCCAATAATAGAATTTAAATCAATTCCCCTATCAGGATTTTCAGGTATTTGCCCCTTCCTAAGACCAATTAATATAAAAAAACTTTGCCTAACTGAATCTTCTGGATTAAGAAATTCTATGTCATCAGACAAAAAATTAAATTTCTTATTAAGATCCTTTCCATAAACCCTTTTACCAATTGGGTTATCGATTATTGTTTGTATTTTTATAGACTTATACCTATTAAACCTAAATTTTAAAAGATTACCACCTTCATTAGTATATTTTTCCTCATTAAGATCGTTATCAACAAATGTTTGAAGAACATCTGAACCATATTGATTTGCTAATTTTTCAACTGTATCATTTTGCCCCATTAAATTATTTACCGTTAGCATATCCCCACCAAACTCCGAAGTTCTTGAACTTCTTAAAAACCTTGAGTATTGTGTTATCATCAATAATTTAATTCCCAAATCCTCAACTGTATCAAGTAATTCCCAAAATATTACATTATCAAAAATCCTACTATTTAAAATAGTAACTCTCGTAAATTCTTTATACTTATTTACTAAATGATCAAGTTCAATTAAAAATATTTCAGGATTAACATCATTTCCACTATAATACGACCTCAATATTTGAGATTTTGATAAAAGAAAATTTGAAGATTCTTCTATAAAATCTTTAACGTTAAATCCAGTTATATTTTCAAATTCATTAAACATAATCATTTAAAAAAGTTTTTGCATTATTTGCAACACTATTAATGCTTTTTTGTAAAACACTTGAGGTAAGAACACTTTTAACACTTCTTTCTCTTGACCATTCAACCATTTCTAAAGGAGCAATTGCCTTCATGTTTATTGAATAATTCCAAATCATATTATTTTCCATGCTCTGGAAAACATCAAAATCTATAACCTCAACTAAATAACTTTCCCCAAACGCTAAATTATAAAAAATTAGCCTATTAGGTTTATTATCTATTGAGCCCCTTGATTTATTTACAATTGATTCAAGAATTTTTGTTACACCGTAACCAGTTTTTATGGCATAATTAAATGCTGGCTTATTAAATTTACTTCCAGAAATTATATCTTTATCAATATAATCTCTTTGTGTTACACCCGTTTTTAAAGAATATCGTAATGCCTGAAAATCTATAATTGTATCACTTTGAACAAGAACCTTAAATTTTCTACCAAAATTTCCAGATATTGAAAAATCTATTGGAATAAATGAAGAAGTTTTTATTACAGAAACCCCTCCCATTGTTTTTTTTATTGAAGTTGCCGTATGCTCACTTCTCTTAATTTGTTTTGGTAAAACTGGAAAAATAAGCATATCAATTGTAACACCATTATACTTAACAAGTTCCAATGCAACCATGTAATACTCAAAATCATTAGGATACATTGCATGTAACCCAGCACTTCCTATCGTATTAAGCAAGTTATAAAATGTATCCTTTGCGAGTTGAGACATAATAAAATAATTTATGGCATAAAGTTAATCAAAATTTAATTAGTCAAGTGTACAATTTTCTGATTTTATACCAGAAAAATCCGCATCCTGCCTTGATGACAAAATTGCCTTCATTGAACTCTGATAACCTGCCCCACCATCTTGTGGAACAGGAACACCATTCTCAATTGCATTAATAATCAAATCAACCTTTGCTTGTAATTTATCAAGTTGCTCTTTCGTTTTATTTCCTAAAAGCATTGGTTCACCTCCATTATTCAAAGAAATTTTTCCATCTTTTAAATAAATTTTTGATAATTTTTTACCATCAATATTTATTGCCTCAATATTAATATCGTTAAAAGAATTAATGGTTACATTTTTACTTGCTTTTATTTGCGTTTTACCATCTGTTTCTATATTTACAGAACTTTCACTACCATAACATTTAATATTTAAATTTGATTTAGAATTTGTATTTACAATAATATTAATACTACCATCTTTAGAAGAACCTGAAATTTCCACAACAGAATCCCCTAAAGATCTTTTAACACTAAAATCCCCCTCCCCAATAAAACGGCTTTCACCCTGTTTAGGAATTGTTCCTATGACAATAACCTTACTGCTATAAGGCATTGTAACAAATATTACCTGACTTCCTAATTCTTTAAATGTTGGGGGATAAACAATTTCATTCATTACGTGATTAAGAATAAAGACATCTGGTATATAATTACCATCAACCGTTAGTATTGTTGCTTGTTGTGTTGCACGACAAAAATTAATATATTCCTGCCTATCTATTTGTTCTGGAATAACAATAAAACCAGAACCAATAAAATCTCGCTGATTTGTAACATTTCTTTTTGCCATATCCTAAAGGTAATTAAAAACAGGTTCGTCATAAAATTGCCTTCTATTCAAAAAGAAATCTAAAAACTCCTTTGCTATACCTGATTTTGTTATATTCATGCTATAATCTTGCATTGAATTACCAAATTCATCAACACCACTACCAGCAGCAAGTTGCTTTTCAAGTTCTGTTTGAACTATTTTTGAGCTAAAAATATTAAAGTAATAATCCAAAAATCCAGCAACCATACATCGACTTACATGAAGAGTGGTGCTCCTTTCAACAGTTGTGTCGGAAATAGATGCAATATTTGAAACCGAATCAACATAGCAAATTTCACCGCTTACCTTATTGTAAATCCATGTTCCACGTTTTATTCTTCTGTCTCCATTAATTGTTATAGTTCCACGACGTGTAAAAGGTAAATAAATATGTGACTCAATTACGTAAATTAAATCCTTTATAACCTCCCTTTTAACATTACCATAACTTTCAGAACCAGTATGACCAAAAAAAGATCTATATGATATATAATTATGCTGAATATCATATTTACGACTTCCATATATACTTGCTAATTCCGGAAAGTACACAATTGGTAAATATGATAAAGCCATTTTCCTACCACCCAGAAAAGCACCATTAACGGTTATCTGAAACCAAGTATAAACCTGAGTTTCAAAATTAAGATTATAATCTAAAATATCTTCAGGTTCTACTGTAATTACCATCCCAGGAGTTTTAACCCAATCCATTATAGATTTATAATCAAACGGGGGCTTTCTGGCGATAAGATAATACATATCACCGTATGTATCAGAAAGAAATTCAACAAAAGGTTCCTGACAAATTTTACGAATTTGACTTAAAATACTCCCATCCGGTCTTGCTATGGATGGATCAGCAAGATATCTATCTCTTACATTATCATCAATTTGTAATTTTATTATTTGCCATAACCCATTAGCAAGTTCTTTTTTAACAATTTTATCTTCTGTAACATCAACAATATACCCTCTTCTATCTTTTCCGTATTTATCAATATATGATGAAAATGGATCATATCCATCTGGAATAACCCCTAAATTTGCTAATTGGCTGTATATAAAAAGTAAGGTTTTTTCGACTGACCTCATCGAATAAACAAAAGTGTTTTCAACTTTTCCGGTTGCAAAAATTCTTTTTATCATCCTTTCAGATTTCAATTGTGTATTAAATGAAGAATCCTGTCCTGCAGCAAACAATAAAGGGAAAAAATAATTTTCATCATCAATTAAAAGTTTAATCAAATCTCTACCCTGAATCATTATGTCGATATTCGTTGAAGAATAAACCTCCTGAACTGTATCAACAAGACCAATCATATCATATATCTTATTAGGAATATCTGTTTCACTTATATTATCAGTGAGCAAATCTCTATCCTTTTCGCTATTTAGCGATTCAAATCTTATAAAAACAACATCATTTTCAGAAATTGTTCGATAAATTTCAGCAGATTTATCTTTTAAAATATCTTTTACATTAGTATAAGAAACCATTGTATTTGGATAAATATATGATGGAGAAATCGTTAATGAAAAATTTCCACCATTTTGGCCAACATTTGTTGTAACATTCATTATAGATTCCGTAATATCTATAATTTCCGGTTTCAACCCACTAAAATTTGTAAAGGGATTTGCTTTTTTAAGTAACCAAACACTTATAACATGGCTTACTTGGGAAACAATCATCCCCCTTTTTCCAAACTTAATTTTTGGGGTATAGTTAGGATCTTGTAAAAGTGATTTTAATTTATCAGCAAAAAACGTATTAAAAGAATAATAATCCGTTTGGGCTTCAGTAAGTGTTATACTTGCTGTTTTTGCACCAACCCTTGAAATAGGTAAAAATAATACTGTACCAGGATAAAGTTTATCAATAATAGATATGTCCTCAGAAGCCACAGCATTATAATATGATTGGTCTCTTTTTTCAAGTGGGAATGCCTTAACTACATTTTTAAAATTTGTTATGCCATTTACCTTAAATTTTAGTAAATGTCTAAGATTTTTCTTATACTCTGATTCACTCTTAAAACTATAACCAGGAACAATAGTATTCTGGTCATTGAAAAATTGCTTAAAATTATCAATTTCAATACTACGATGAACATATACTATGTAATCAACGTTTTCTACCATATTATTTTACAGTATTTTCTGCTGGGGGAGTTTTAAAATATTTTTTAATTATTTCATTGTTTTCATTTAAAGCCTTCAAATATAAATCAAATTGTGCATTATCAAGTTTATGGGCATTAGTAACTTCAAGTTTTCCAGTTTCAGGATTAGTTACAATTGTATATAATGGTTTATCTTTAGTTCCTCCAATATGTTCAAAAAATTTTTCAAGAATATCTATACCCTTAGAAACAAAATTCACAAGTTTTTCACCATTTTGCTGGAAAAAATTATCCGTTGAAGCAGTTGCTGATTTTAAATTTCCAGTTGCCTTAAATGCTTCTTGTTCAAGATCAAATCCAGCAACAGATGCAATTTGATCTGAAGTTTTAAGTTTATGAGCATTATTAACTAAATCTTCCGCAACTTTATTTGAAACACCAAATGCTGCCTTAACATTAAAGTATGCATCTTCTTTACTTCCAGATATAGAAATAAGCGATTTAAGAAATTCAGGTAAATATTTTTGAGACTCTTTACCAAATGGGTTTTCCATCATTTTTTGAAGTTCCCAAAGAGATGCCCCAGGATTAATTCTTGAAAGAACCGCATATTGTAATGCCTCAATTTGTGGAGTTTGTGCCTGTGTTAACCCCTGCCTAACAGACATTATTACGCCACGTAAGAATTCTGGGTTTCTATATTCTTTTCCAAGTTGCGTTAAGGATGCAATTACTTTTGTATTAATTACAGAATCAACACTACCAATTGTATTTAATTGCTCTTTATTTACATCAACTAAAATTGAAAGATATTCCCCAAGATATGCTCTTGTTTCTTCTTCGTTCTTATTAAGGTGTATTAATGTCCCTGCTAATAAATTAGCAACGTTTCCTGCTTGTTGTTCCGTTCCTCTCTGTGTAGTTGCTAAAGCACCCAACTCTTGCCTTCCTAAACCTAACCCCCTTTCAGCATAAAGTTCAGATACATAACCCTGTCTAAAATTTCTTCTTAAATAATCAGCACGAGCAGCCATTTCATCAGCAGAAGAATATCCTGCTTTAGTCAACCCCCCATATTCACTTGAATTAAAAGCACCAACACCCATTACACCATAAAGTCTTTCCCTGGAATTTTCAAATGCTTCTGCCGATGACAAAAGTTTTGTCGCTATCATTGACAAACCCTGTCCCACAATTGGCATTAGGGCAACCATTGCTGCTGCAGCATATATCTCATTTTTTGAAGCACCAATACTTAATGCTTTATTTGCTAAATTTCCACCTCCCGTTAAATAATCCTGGAATTTCTTTCTGTCTTCTTGCTCCCCTTCACCAACTTCCCCAAGCAATCCTCTTTGAATTGTTTCCTTTAATATTTTCTTTTCATCACCCTCGGGTGCAAGTTGATCAACAGTTTTCGAATGCTTTATTTGCTCTTCAACAGCCTTACGATCTTCCCGAATTTCCTCTTTTGCAGTTTGCTTAATTGTTTCAATCATCTCCCTTAGGAGAGCAATTTGTATTTTATCCTCTTCCGTTCCCTTTCTAATTTCAGCTGCTCTTTCCCTAAATTGTTCTTGGCTAATTGCCCCAGATTCATATAGCCGAGTTAATCTTGTTTTTTGAAATTCTGCATCAAGCCTATTTCTACGTTCAATCGCCCTAATTTGTTCTTCTATATCTCTTAAAACTTCACGACTTGATGTAGAATACCTACGCGATGCCTGAATCATTTCTCTTCCTAACTCATCCGCACTTCTTTTAATTCTCTGAAAAAAGGAATCTATTCCACTGTCGTCAATTGTTACTTTTGTTCTTGTTTCATTCATAATTGTATGTCGTCAAGGTTTACGGATTCAAATTCCTTCTCAATTTCCTCCTCAGTTTTTACTTGCTCATTTAACCAATTTCCAAAACCAGGTTTATATGGATTTTCATTTTCAGATTTTTCAGACTTTTTGTATAAAAATTGATGCTCAATATATTCAAACATCATGTCTATCATACACATTTCTCTGTGGGCACTAGAATTAAAAGGAGTTTTGTGCTTTACCCTCCACCATAAATCAATAGGGTATAGGGTATCCCAATAAAGCACAAACCTCCTTATATCGGATATCATGGCAAAAACTATTTACTTGCCTTATGCATAACCTCATTAAATTTTTTAGCCCAACCGTTATACCAAGGCAAAAATTGCTCCCTATAAACCTCAACAATTTCAGCAAAATCAATTGCATCAATTTCTTCAAGAGATTTAACATTTAAATCATCAAACAATTTAGGAACCAATACTTGAAAGTATGCCATAACATCAATAATTTCAAGAACATTCCAAGACATTTGCATTTTACTTTCAATCATGTTTCCATACTGACCTCTTGATAAAATTGACCTTTTAGTTTCTATATCAATTATTTGTCCAACAGTTGGAAAGGATACAGTATACTTATTATCCTTAATACTAATTTCAATTACACGATTCATACTATACAAAAATTTTAATTAAACAATTATTCTTGGAATAAAATTGGAGTAAGATATTCACCACTTAAATCTGACATAGCAATTTGCCCATCAGAAATATCTATTGAATTAGAATTCATATACGCATTATATATTACCCCAACTTTGTCACGATCTGTCTCTGTTACTACATTATTTTCATTTACAGTTTTAGGGATCTTACGATAAACATGAATATTAACACCCGAATCTTGTAACAGCAAAGTATCAACAAATTGTTGAGCACTAGAAACACCCCTAACTAAAAAGGGGTGGTCAATCGTCCCCATTTTTTTTAAGTCAACAAGAGCATAGGAACAGTTGAACGTGCACTGCATACCTATTATTGGTTTTTCTACATCGAGTAATTCGCCAAGCCCCCTTACGCTGCCACGCTGTACCTGTTCTTGTATTCTTAAATTACGTATTTTACCAACTGCCTTTCCATTTATTTCAATAATGGCAAGAGGAGCAGTTAATGTTTTAGTTTGTGCCATATCTATATATTATTATTATAATTTAAACGCTCAGAAGTCCAGTTACAAATACTTTTGTAATTTCAGTATTCGCTTCTATTTCATATTGAACAAAATAAGCATCTTGATTACGCTGAACTGTAACGTTTCTAAATGAAATAATCAAATTATCACTTGTAGTTGTTGCAGTTTTTAATTGAAGGTAACCTATAACCCAATCCCTTATGTATGCTTCTGAAAGGGTATTACGGTTAACACCATTAGGATCAGAAAGAAGTTCTTTTTTAATATTAATCTCAAGTTCCCTATTAATCTGAGAAGTTATCCTTCGAAGTTGAATTGAAAATGTGGTTCCATCTGGATTTAAAAGATTATTATTCTTTTGTAATGAATTAACTCCCTGTAAAATTTGAAACCAACCATTATCATGATCAAAATAGGTTGCTAAAACGCCATTTTCAAGGCATTTTTCTTTTTGTTTATCATTAAGAGGATGAACTTCACCATCAATATTAATATTTTTAAAGGTTATAGGAATTTGGGGAGCTATACCACAAATTCTTCCTAACACAACAGCAGCCTTATAAATAGAAGGGAAAATTCTAAACCCGCTTCCAGTTGAAATTGATTTCTTTTTAACTGCTCCATGACAAACAATTACCCTATCGGAATTAAAATACTTTGCTATTTGTATTGAGCCATTTGTTTGGTCAAATTTTGTTTGGTCAGCACCACCGCCAACAATCATCATTTTTTCGAATCTTGCGGAATTGTAAATATGATTTAAAATAGCAGTATTTTGTACCCCTTGTGCATCATCTCCCCACTTATCTGCAATAAAAAATGTAAATGGTAAATCCTTAACGGCATCAAGTGCATCTTGAAGAGTATTTGGGGCACTATAATTTTCAACACCCCCAGATGCTAGAATATTCCCAGAATACAAAATTAAATCAGCAGAAGTAATGGCTCCAGTTCCCGTAATCGTTTTTGTTTTTATGTGAAAAAGGTTATTCAAAATAATATCATTTTCCGCCCAAGCGATTAACTCACTCATATTTGAAAATTCAGGGCTTTTCGTAAGTAACTCAGGAGTCGTTTCATTCAAAGAAATTCCATCATAAGCAATACCATCATCAGCAACACCCTTAAACGTTCCGCGCCATAAAGAAAAAACAAATTTATTTGGGTCATCGGTTCCAGAAGTAAGCTTGCCAGCATAACCTTTTACTAAAACATTTATTGACGATTGAACACCATTACCTATAACACCTTCATCCCTACACTGAAGAACAAGTGAACCACCAGCACTACCACCACCTGTTGGTGAAAAAGTTATTTCGGCAGGAGTGGTTGAACAGGCTCTAACAAAATATATCCTCGAAACACCATTAACGCCACGTGCTGGATTAAATAGTGGATCACTTAAAAGCCACCAAAGACCACCCTTTACATAATCCCTAAACTGCTGAATATCATCAAAAATATAAACAGAATCTTTTCCATTAGAAAGGGTTCCCTGAATTCCCGCCCCACCACCAAAAGTTGCGCCAGAACCAGTATCAATAATGCATATAGTTCCATAATCAAGTTGTGCAGGAGGGTTTTTTACAACGGATTTAATCGTCGAATAGGCTCCTGGAAGTATAACTCGCCTATTATTAAATATAAAATTAGTAGCCATTTTATTTCTTATTAATTTCTTCAAACATGTAAAGACCACAAATTTGGAATAAATTTAATCAATTTTTATTTTTTATCATTAAATTATTCCGTATTCCCTAAAAATTAAATTCCATTCTTCAAGTGGCTTTTCTTCATTTGGTAAAAACCTCTTGGTTACATATAGCCTATGTATTTCTGGAACAGCCAAAAGGTCCATTGCTAAATCCCTACTTACAACTTCGGAATTTAAATTTTCATTTTGTTCATTCTTCTTTGCCATTTCTTAAAAATTTACTCTATTAATTCAAATTTTCCGCTTTCATTCATTTTTTCAAATGCTTCTTGTGGGCTTAATTTCCACCAATTAGGAATCTCAAAAACCCACGAAACGTATTCAGAGCAATACATTCTATTATCTGCTCCTGGCGCTTTTCTACCGTGCCATTTTCCAGTTAATATATACAATGGTTGCCATATAAATAAGGAAGAAAAATCATATGGAGTATGACCCCATTTACTTACTGCTCGATATTTTTCCCTATAAGAAAAATTTTTTGGTCGGTGGATTTTGTATTTATAATTATACTTAATTAACCATTCAGATAATGGCCTTGGATTTGTTCCATCCTTTTGGCTATCAATTATAAATAATTCCCCCCAAACCTCAATTACTAAAGCAGTATGATTTATTCGGCTTTTGGTAAATTTTTGTATTAATTTACCCAAAATACCATTACTTGTACAGTGAAGAACATCACCACTTCTTAAGTCACTTTTACTAATAATCTTCATATAATTAATAAATTCCGTCAACTAAGACTTTTTTTAATTCAGATATAAAAATTTCATACGTTCCAAAATTTAATGTATACCCTTGCTCCTTAAGCCCTTTCCCAAAATACCCATTTGTAGATTCAATAAAATCCATAATACCATCAGAAGAATCACCATAATTCTTTCCAAAAATTCCGCAATCCGTAAAAGAAAAAATAAGTAACTGGGTTATTTGAAACAGGTTCTCCGCATCAGGTGTCTGTAAAAACATACCTACTATAAACTTAACATTAAACCAACGATCCCTGCAAGATTGAACCATGTTCCCATGATGGATATGCCAATTCTTTAAAATGAACATTTGTGCTTCAGATTCAGACATTCCCTTTTCGGTTACCAAATACATTATTGCATCATTATCATTTTTAAATGCATAAAGTTCAATGAGTATATCTTTTTCTTCAGATGTTAAATCACTCCAAGCAGATTTAAATGAAATATTTCTTATTTCCCTTTGAACGGAAAGGTAATCTTTTACGCAATTACTTCCAAATTTATACCAATTTTTTATTGAGCTAATATCTACATAATTTTGAGGAATTGTGTCATTTTCAAAAATACAGATAAACGGCATATTTCCATTTAAATCAGAAACATTCCAAGATTCTTGATCAACACCCAAAATACCGCCATTTAAAACATAGGATAAAAGTTTCCTTTCCATTATTGTACTCTCCAAAATTCAATCATTCTATCAGATATATATGCAACCCCACCACTTCCATGATACTGAAGTTCAAACGTATTTACACCAGAAAGTTGAATAATTTTACTATAAGACTGAAATATCCTATTTATTGACCTTGTTGGTCTTTGAATTAAAGGATTACCTAAGGGGTTACCATTCAACAAAAGTCTTGAATAGAAATCCCTATTTGTTTGACTCATACCAAATCTAAAATTAACAGATATACGGTAAAAAGAATTTATCAATTCTGATGTGGTTAACGTAAGTGCCGTTTGATATGTATTTGCTGTGGTCGTTAATTCCCCTAATTCTTGAGCAAAATGAAAGTCAAGACCATAAACATTTGAATTCAATTTCCTTGGTATTATTACGCCATTTTTCTTTGTTGTCAAATATATATCAAAGCCAGTTCCAACCCTAACAAAATACAACGTATCTGCTGTAAGTTCTTCGGTAGGTGGAAGACTACTTAATGTTTTACAAAATTTAACCCTCTCCATATTTTAAATGTTAAGGTTGGGGATTTCTCCCCAACTATGTTTACCACTGAAGAAGATTCCAAATGGAAGAAACCACCGTTCCCTTATAAGTTAGATTGTCGTTACCATTATCTCCAAGTTCATCAAGAACAGCCTTATTGGGGTGGGTGTGACTATCGGCAACAGCCTGATTTACTTGAGTATTAGTTACAGTTAAACCATTAACAAATGTAGCCGCAGCGTCAATCTGGGCAACTGGGGATGTTGGTTTGTTCTGAATATTTGCCCACTCAAGGGTTACATCCATTGACTCGTACTCAGCAACCTTTACATAAGCAGTTGTATTAGGATTCCATGCATAAAGTGCTGCTCCCGTAAGAACTGTTGGGTCACCTGTTGCATTAAGAACAAGGGTAAGAAATGCTACACCTGCAGATGTATCAATAGCATCCCTTTCTGTAATATCTGCAACAATTTTAAATGCTGATCCTCCTAAAATTTTTCCAATAAGTTCAGTAATCATTGCAGAGTTACCGATTGCTCTAGGAACTCCAGTGTTGCTGGTTATATAAGATTCGGCATAACCATTGATCGAATCCTCAATATAATAAAAAGCATTTGGTTCCCATGTTGTTGGAACTGCCGTTACTTTAAAAAATTTTACTTGTGCCATAATTTAAATTTTTAACGTAAAAAATAATTAAACAAATATATAAAGAAAAATGGTTTTACCAATCAAGTGCCCTCCAATCATATTCAAGAAATTTTTGTGTAACTTTACTGTTCTCAATTGGATTCTTTGATGAAATACTAAACTCACTATCAACAACAATCATTCCACCACCAATCAAATTATCAACAGCCTTCGCTAACTTTTGAACATCGGTAATATCTGAATTTAAATTTCCATTAAAATCTGAAGTATCAAGGGATATAGCAGTTGCTGGGTGCTGACCCATTAACCTTCTTGACCCCTCATCAAGTTCATTGTGCCTTAATCTTACAAATGGTTCTGGTGGTTGAATTGGTGGAAGAACCCCTTCCCCCTCAATAAATCTTCCATTCATATAGATACCCCTAATCATATCATCAGGGTCATACTCCATATTTGGAATTCGTTCATCGTAAAACATATCAATAAATATGGTTCTATAAAATATATTTACGGGAACCATATCTGGTTGTAACTGTAAATCTCCACCACCAACCTTAATATTTCGTATTCCAAATTCCTCAAGCATCATAAACCCTGACATAATTAGGGAGCGAATTGTATAATATAAAATTAAAACTTCAGCATAATTATCAGAAGTTAAAACAAGTGCATATCGTGAAGAATATTGTCTTTCAAGAAATTCTCCATTATCATTATATCCTAAACCGCTTGCATCATTTGTTTCCCCTGGCATAACAATATGAACAGTCGGCATATGTGCTCGACTTTGATCAAAAAAGATTCTAACCCCAACTTTCCGTTGATCTAACGGCTCTTTTATCAAAATTTCTTTTGCTGCATCATAATAGTTAAACCCATTATAGGTTATTCCCCCAAATAATCTGTATAAAAAAGATTTTTCTTCAGCACCCTTACTAATTCGATCCTCATATTCATACTTAATCCATTTGAGCAACCCCTCAATGGTTCTAAGTAACCCTATTTCTGGAAGAATCAGCATTATATAAATAATTTACCAATAAATTCAGTCGTTTTTATAATATCATCCCTATCAAATTCCATATTAGGAAAACGCTCTTCATATTTTGTATCAATAAATAATTCCCTATAAAAAACATTAACAGGGATGATATCCGATTGTAATTGCAAATCTCCACCACCTAAAACAACTTCACGTAATCCTAAATTTTCTAACGTCATAAAACCTGACGTAATAAGGGATTTTATAGTGTAATATATGATTAAAACTTCAGAATAGTTATCCGAAGTAATTACTAATGAAAATTTAACGGAATAATATCGATCAAGCACCTCACCATTATCATTTTGCCCTAACCCCGATAACTCATTTGTTTCTGCTGGAAGGGTAATATGTATTGTCGGAAGATGTGCTCTTTGTGGATCAAAGAAAATTCTTACCCTTAACTTACGCTGATCAAGTGGATCCGAAAGGAATATCTTTTTAGCCTGCTCGTAATAATTAAACCCGTTGTACTCAATTCCATAAAACAATTTATAAAGATAAGATTTTTCTTCAGCACCTTGTAAAACCCTTTCCTCATAATTGCTTTTTAACCATAAAAAAAGCCCTTCAAGTGCTTTTAATAATGCTATTTCTGGTAATATTACTGCCATTTAAAATCCCAATGAATCTAAGAATTTATCAATTTCCCTCCTTTTTATTTCTTCAAGATTTGAATTCATAATAGCCTTTTCAAGAAAATTGTGTGCTTGAATTCCTGTATGTATCCAAGAATTCTTATCTGAATTATTACTTACCCTTCTAAATGACATATAACTACCATGGTGTGGCTTCTGTGACCGCCTTATCCCCTCATAAATAGAACTTTTATGCTGATATGTTTCATATACCACACCATCATATCCTGTAACCCTTGGTCTTATTCCAAGATTTTCTGTATATTTAGGTGGGAGCATGGCTTTCTTTATACTTTCACCCCCTGTTAATCCACTTGCAATTTTATATATATCTGATGGCATAACATTTGAAAACACCTGACTTTCCCCTAAAGCACCAGCACTTGCATGTCTAAACGGAATTGTTAAATACCAACCCGACGAATTTTTACCATTTTTACTAATTTTTAGTGTTAAAACCCTCTTATTACTTCTTTGAAACCCAATTTTCATATCAAAAGCACTAATTCCTTGTTCTATGGCATTGGGAAGCCATCCAGCCAAACCAACAATTGCTGAATTATAATCAACTTTCTTAATATAAATGCCTTGTTGATATTCAATTCTTGAACCATGAAGGGATCTCGAAGCATTTAACCATTCAGTTTCAATCCGTTTAGTAATGCTATTTAGCATCGAAGTTACAAATGGCCTAATGTCCTCCCTATCAATTTGAAATTTTTGTATTAAGGGCTTTAAATCTATAGTAATTGGTACTACCATTGCGTATTATCTATATTTTGTCCAATCAAACTTGGTCTATCAATAACGTAACTTGCCTTAGCAGCAATAGCATTAATTGGCAAATAAATTTTTCTTTCCGTATGATTTTCATCTCTAATATTAGATGAACGTATATCATGTGGTATATCAATAACAAAGTATTGCGGATAATGCTTATAACGAATACTTACTATTTTCATATTTTGGGTTTTTAGGTTACTTTTTAATGTAAAAGTATAATCATTAAATTCATAATCTTCACCCAAAGTTAATGGAACTAATGGTGAAGTAGGTGAAGAAAATCCAAAAATATTAATAATAGAATTCATTTTATAAACAGAATAGGCATAACTTTTACCATTAACATCCTTATTTGAAAGATATAAAATTTCACTATCAATAGTTTCACTATCAATAATTGTTATTCTATCCATATAGGATAATTTATCCCGATTTAATGCTGTAACCTGAATTGTTCCTTTTCTTTCTGGAGACCAAACTGTGTATTTTGTATTACTGTTAATTGAAGTAATTATCATTTTAGTTTGCCGTAATCCAAGCATAACCCAACCAGTCCCAAGACAATTTTTACAAGTTAATAGTGGAGAAGTGTTTTCACCACGACATGGGCACATTATTGTTTCTTCCCAAAGAACATTATACCCCTTGTTTTGAACAATTGCCTCGAATTCCGAAACACTAAATGTAACACTTGGACGACCAATAATGCTTGGTGGTAGGGTTTGTAATATCTTTTTTGCCATATCATTCAACTTTTACAATTACCTTAATAAAAGTAATCCAAATAAAAATCCAGAACCAGCTCCCCCAATTACCCCCCAACGTAAAACTTTATTTTGACGACGCATTCTTTTAAGTTCATTATCAGTATAAATTCTTACCTTTTCCGAATTTTCAAACATATCTTTATACTTATTACAATTACTCATAGAAAGTTTAAATTTTTCTTCAATTTGTTTGTTTATATTTTTTAAATCGGAAATAATTAATTCTGATTGATTAACTTGATCAACAAGATTTTTATTTTGTAACTTTAAATTAGAATTCTCAATCCAGGTTAAATGAATACCCTTTATCTGTGGTTCATTAAATGGAAAACGTTTATCTCCAGGATAAGGATACGCAATTTTATTAAGAAATTCATAGCTCTCCTCTGCAGGAATTTTTAAAATTGAATCTTTTAACCCAATAAACTCAATTCTTAATTTTACGTAATTTCCCCTTAAAATATTTAATTCTGTAACCTTTAAATTATAAGCCAATTGCAATGAATCTTGAATTCTTTGCCTTTCTTGTATAGCCAAATTTACCTCAATAACTTGCTTTTTTAAAATTTCATTTTGAAATCTAAGTTTCGTTACTCTTTCAAATAATTCTTCAGACCTTTTTTTGTTACACCCATTCACAATTAACGACACAAAAAACATTACTATAAGTAGAATTAAAGATATATTCTTAATTCTGTTTAAATATTTTTCAAATAAATTAGTAAAATCAAATATTTTCATAAAGTAATTAAGTTTTAAAAAACATTAAAGATTAAGACTACGAACAATTGCATCAGCAACTTTATCCTCATTATACTTAGGCAAATCAATATTGTTTAAAAAACAAATTTCAGAAAGAATAACAGGTGCATTCTTACCATTAAGTTTAGTTTTTTCAATTATTGCCAATTGCCCTCTGGCACTTTCTTTTGGAAATTTATACTTTCTGTTAGGATTTGGCACCCTAACTGGAATTCCTTGTGCCCTTGAAATTTCATCAACCATTTTATTTGCAATTTCTAAAAGCCATGGCTCGGAATTTTCAGAAACAAAAATTTCTGTTCCTGTTGCCCCAGGAAAATTATTGTTAAAATGAAATTCAATTACAATCCAGCCAGGAATAATATTTTTATTAATCCAATCAACAACGGAAAACAATGACATATTCTCATCGTCAACCATAACATCAACTGGATATTTATGTAACTTTTCAACAACTTTCTTTTGCAAACTTCTGGTTCTAATATATTCATAAACACCATCATAACCTAATGCTCCAGGTGAACCAACACTGTGCCCTGCTATAACAAATATCCCTTTTATTTTCATAATTCAATTTTTAAAGTGTTGCAAAACCTATTCCCCTATATACTGATTTAACCCTATCAAGAGTTTTCTTAACTTCATCAACATACATTTTTATACGAGCAGAATACGCAGAGTTTTCTGCTGAGTTTGTTGTTCCTATTGATTGAGAAAGTCCATCTATACTTAGTGAATAAGAAGCAACTGCTGCTTGCCCTAAAACAATATCCCCAAGAACATTAAAAACACCAATAGACGCTAATTTCCCGACAACATTCATTAACTCATAAGGAATTTTTCCAAATCCGGTTAAGTATTGAACCGTCCAATAATTAGGAATGTTTCTAAAAGTATGTAATCCTGTCTGTGCTGTTATACCTGAAAGTATAACTTCACCACTACCCTCAACAACCCCCTTAGAAACTGGAACAACAAATATTTTTCTTTCAAAATAATAATCGCTTGTCATTCTTGAACTTAACCAAACCCTTGGATAAGTAATTTGTTCAACTCCATTAATAAATCCTATAAGAGCTAATGGTTTGTAAACAGGTTTTGATACATTCATAATAGGGAAGCCACTTATATAATCATCCCTATGATAATGTATTTTTTCTGTAATTAATTTAGGTTTAAATGAAATATCAAGGTATCGCTCAATTTCTTGTTGGGCTGCTTTTATGTATGTCTCATAAACATCCATACTAAGCAATGTTCCATCTTGTGAACGGGTATCTATACCATAAAAATAGAGAGCCACTACCTCTTCAGGAGATAGTATAAGCTCCCCATTCTTACGATACTTTATTCTAAACGTTATCCGCATTTATAATTGCCTTAAAAATTTCAACAATCAACTGTGGCTTGCGTAATGGTTCAACTGTGGCTTGCTCAAATCCAAGTTTATCAACGGCAAATTTTTTAAGGTCATTTACGTTTTGCTCAATAAGATCTGCAAGTGCATTAAACTCTTTATCGCTAATTGCCTGCTTTACAACTTCCTTTGATTCAAGTTTTAAGTCCTCAAACTCTTTCTTCCACCCATTTACTTCATCTTCAAGAATAGCAATCTTCTTTTCATATTGCTCTTTTTGATCCGAATTCTGAAGTTTAAGTGCATCAATTTGTTCAAGAAGTGCCTTTATTTCTGGCTCTTCAACCTTATTTTTTTCGGTTTCTTCCCTTTGTGGTAACTTACCAAAAAGATAAACCATTGTATTATACTTTTTGGTAATTTCAAAGGCAACTTCGTCACTTACTTCAGCAACACCTGAGCCATTAAATTCAATCTTATGGCCACCGATACCTACAGTTTGGCCAAACCATCCTTTTCTGTTTGTTTGAATTTTCATATTTTACGAATTTTTTAACAAAAAAGGGGAAGTAAATCAGTCACTATCTACCTTCCCCTTATTTACTATTTAAATTATTTAAGACATTTTACTACCAATATTAATAATCCTTGCAATCTTTTGCTGGGCAAAAAGTACAGGGGTAAGGTAAGCAAGGACCATAAAACGAGTAGCAGGACTTGTACGAGCCAAATCCATACGCATAATAGGAGCTAATTGCTTAATTGCCCAAACTTCCTCACTGTTCTGGAGAACAATTGCCGAATGGGTGTTTGCAATAAAACGATTGCGATCACGAACCTTTCCTGCAGTTCCTCCATCATAACCGGCAGCATGTTCAGCAGCACTTACCGAAAAGATCGGGTAGTATTCCTCCTCATTAGGAGCATCAACCTCTGTGCGGTAAATTACAAAAGACTCAGTTGCATAAGCACCAGCCCCTGCAGTAAAAAGCAAATCTACAGATTCAGTAACACCAACGGCTTGGATTGCTCCGGGATTTAAGCGAAGAAGGGCAGATTCACCATAACGGTTTTTAGCAGCAACAGCCCAGAAATACCCACCAGCTCCGTCGCCAAATTTGGTATTAACGTCACCCGAAACAATTGAAATACCAGAGCCAACTATTTCTGGTTTAGCAGGGGCTTTGGGTGAAGTGGCACCATCATCAAATTTGCGTGGCTTCTTGTAATCAAAGAAGATGTCATCCTGAACATCAATTAACCCAAATTGGGTCTGAATCTTATTAACAGATTGACCCATTGTTGCCCCCTGAACTGAACCTGCCATTCCAGGAATAATGTATTTACGGTCATGATAGTATTTAACGTAATTACTGAAAACTAATGGATTTGAAATTATATCAGTAACATACCCAAAACCATCATTTACTACATTATTTGAAGCTGCTTCAATGTGGGTATCAGTTAAAACATGGCCACGAGCATCAATAATCCTACTACTTCCAAGATAAGTTGCAAGGCTATCGGCTCCCTGATGCTGAGCAAAAATTCCATCAAATTCATTGCTAACAAGATTAGAATTAGCAGTGGGAAGTGCTTTATTGAGAGCACGGAGTAAAAATTGTGTTTTATTCATTACCTCCTGTGAAAGAGCATTACCTACACCCGAACCAAGTTTCACAAGTTCAAAAGGATGGGGAACTTCTCCGGTAACACCCGTATACTTAATAAGCACAGCATTCCTACGGTAAATTGAATCCGTTGACTGCGGAGTTTCACCCTCCTGATTAAAAATCCCAATATCTAAACCGTAATCAACCAATTGATTGAATTCTTCAACGGTATTATATGCCTTTTGTTTTGGCATCATTTTCCATAACTTAATATGGCGATCCTGGGAAGTGATGATTTTTAATGCAGGATCAAGGGATTCAACTTTTAGTGCAGCACCAGAAGTATCAATTCCAGTTAAATCACGACCAGTTTTATCCCCTGCTGACATTGCTTTTACTAAATCATACAACTTTCCCGCTGTCTCAAATCCCTCGAGAGCACCTGTTTCAAGTCCCGAGTATTGATATAAATCCTGAATTTTATCCATTGTTTAAAAAATTTTTATTATTTCAAAATTATTGATTATCGTACAAGACGGATATTTTCTTTTACAAATAACTCCTGTGCAACATCATATGGAATAGGGGCACTACCCATATTATAATGCAAAAGTGCCTTTTCAAAACGGCTTCGCTGATTTACATCAGTACTTTTTTCAATTACACTTTCAAGTGCCTTAATTACTTCATCCTTTTGAAGGGATACGCTAAGAATTTTTCTATTGTTTTCATCCTCACCTAATCCACCCTTTTCAAGTATGGCTTGGCGAGAAAACCCCCTACGTGGCTCTGGGATTTTTCCCATTTCATCAATTGACTTCTTGATAGAATTTAGTTCCTCTTCAACTTTTTGCGAAATTGATTCTAATGCTTTCTCAAATGAAGCAGAAAGTTTTTGGGTAACTCTTTGTAATTGAATTTCATTTGCTGCCCTAATTGCTTTTAAGATATCAGCATCAAGAGATTTTTTCTTAACACTGCTTTTCTTTTTTTCAATTTCTTCCTCTTCTGCACTTTCTTCATCTTTCTCGATTTCGTCTTCTTCGTCTTCAAAATCCTCATCCATTTCTTCATCCTCTTCAATTTCGGCTTCTTTTTTAGCCTTAGAGATTATTGAATCAATTTCTTTTTCCGAGAATTCTAAATCCTCAAGACTCTTTCGGAGTTCTTCGAGATTTATCTTCGACATATAAATATAAATTTAGTAAAAATCAAATTTGATTATAAATTTACAAATGTTGAATAATTAATATGGATTAAAATTAATCAACTTTTATTTATCAACAAAAAATTTATCAAAAATTCTTGATAATTTTTTTACGAGCAACCATTAATACATCTTTTGATATTAAACCATCATCATATGCCTTCTTTAAATTTTCTAATACTGATTTTAACTTAATAAGTTTTTTATCTAAAGACTCTTTCATTAATGGTCGCCCAGATTCTGTTGACATAGCCTTACCAATAATGATATTAAAATCCTTGTCAACACGAACTCTAACATTATCTGTAGTTACAACATCAAGAATGTAAGTTTTACCCCCATTTGCTGTTTCATCAAATTCATAATCAATAAAATCTTCTTTTTGTTGCCCCTTAACCAAATCAACAAACGTATTACTATTTACTGGAGTTGGGGTAATTGCTACCCCTGTTATTAATGCTCGAGTAACACGTTTAGGATTATTAGGGTCTCTCTGTAAAACCTTACCTTCAATTGACCAGCCTAACTTACGAGAACTACCTGACTTTTTAAGAATTTGTATTAACTCATAAGTATCTCTAGCTTGCTTCTGGTCAGGGTATAGCATTCCCTTAATGTAAAACTTATTATCCTTTACATAGCAATCAATTGGTTCACCTATAATTTTAGATGGATCTGATTTAGACATATGGTTCCAGTTGATAAATCCCATACTCCTAAATCTATCAAGGATATATCCATTTGGAACCAAAACTTCTTCATCCGCATCTTCATCGTCTGTTGAAGCAATACCTTCAACTATCATAACTTCATTTCCATTTTTATCCTTCCCCTTTTCAATATTTGATAAGGGAACAAAGAAGTTAAAATCATTATTTGTTGCCATCTTCTCCTGAATTATCATCTTCATCATTTATTATTTCTTCAACAACTTTATTAAATACATCATTCCACACATCTTCATCAATTTTTTCATTCTTAACATAATTAGCAAAATCATTAATAAGCATTTCCAACACCTCATCAACATCATTATTCGCACCACTCTTCTCTATATCCGAATTAATCGACGCAAATAGTGCAACCCTAGCAACCCCCATTAAACCAACATGTTCAAGGTAATGTAAAAATAGTTCCTTAAAAATCACTCCAGTCCCCATAGAAAGTAAACTTCCAGCACCACCAGAAACAGCAATACTCCCAATAACTAATGCCATATGTCCGAAAACTGTTTTAATTGCTTTCTTCTCTTCATCGCTTAACCTTTTTCCAGAAAAAAATTTACCAATTTCTATTGATGCCTCTTCAATTTCTTTAACTTCCTTTTTCAGAACTAAAACAATTCCCTTAGATTTTCTTTTTAAAAATTCTGATAAATTTTTTCTTTCTTCCGAATTAGGCTCATTACCTCCACTTCTAAAAAATTCTCTCTCCCTTTTTATTAAATCCTTAATTTTTTCAGATATTTTCTTCTTATCTTTGTCGCCTTGTTTTACATCTTTTGGTTTATCTTCCTCCTTATTGTTTCCAACAGACTCTTCTTTCTTATCACCATCAGAAGTTTCCTCTTTTTCAAGACCCTCACTCTTGCGTCGTTCAAGTTCAATTTTAGCAATAATTCTTAATCGCTCATCACTTCCAGCGGCTGCACGCTTCAAATCCTCATCTGATGTCTCTTTTGCAAAATTAGCAAGTTCATCATCTGTATATTCATCAGTACCTTTATTAGATTTTTTATTATCATCATTATTGTCAGCCACACCCCCATCTTGCTTTTTATAACCATATTTTTGACCAACACGTTTCAACCTTCTATTTTCAGGATTATCAATATAAATACCTGAACGAGCCTTGGTAATCAACTCATCCTCGGTAAAAGAATTAACTAAATTTATTGCAGACCCCCTTATGCCTAAAACATCATTCACCATAAATGATTTCTTTAGGAATGTTTCCTCAAGGTATCTTAGATACTCCCTTGAAACCTTACTCTTTGAAGTGTAGCTGTCCTTGGGCTTAGTGTATGAATACTTAAAAGCACCGCCTGGAAGTTTCTCCTGGAATATATTCGACCAATCTGGATGTTTAGATTTTATCTCATCAATATCCTGATAGGTTCTCTCAACGATTGAAACACCAAGTCCCAGCTCTTCTAATTCACCGTACAACCTGTCTCTTCTCTGTGAAAAATCTTCAAATTCCTGTTTCTCCCTTTCACGTATTCTATTAAGTTCTTCCCTTTTTTCATCCTTCCTTTTAAGGTACCTAACAATATAATCTATACGCTTATCTAGCTCCTCATCGCTTATTCTATAATCAATATAGGCAACCGTATTATCATTAATGTAACGCTTAGCGCCAACGGAATGGTCTGAAATTCTTATCTGATCACCATTAACACTATCGTCAAGCCTTAAATACCAACTCTTACCATATGGTGTTGATGATTTAGATATATACTTAACCTCATACCCAGCCTTCTTAAGCCCATCCTCAATTCTTTTAGAAACCTTTTCGTATATGGGGTCTAGATTCTTGCTGCGCTCCTCAACCCTTCTCTCCTCATCAAACTCAAGTTTCCTTTGGTATTCACCGTAAGTCATCCCAACCCTTCCCAACCTCCTGTTCTCACTATTATCAACATACCTTCCTGATCGTGCCTTCTCAATAACATCCGTAAATATTATAAGAACACCTCCACCCGATTTTTTAATATCAATTTTATGGGGAGGAATATCTTCTTCAGCCTGTTCTTCCATAATTTTAAGTCTTGTGTAATAATCAGGAAATTCGTACAGGTGATCAAGTGCTATACGCTTAGCCTCTTGTTTATCAGTTGTGTGCTCCATTTCAACCCTAACACCCATCTTAAGTTGCTCAATAATAACCTTAATAGGAACACCATGACGCTCTGCAATTTGATTGATGGTCATATTTTTAGAAACACCATCCCCAATACTTTTTTCAAACAATTCAGACAATGCCTTTTGTAATTCTTTAGAATTGTAAATTTTACGCATAGCCCTAAAAACATCTACATTTTCTTTTAAAACATCAACTGGAACAAATTGATGATGATATGTCATTCCATAAATCTTTACCTCACTCTTTTTTTGATAGGGGGTTCTTTCATTTTTATATTGTGTATAAGCACAATTAGAAATCTGTTCATCTGACCACCCCTTATCTTTAAGATTTTTATAAAATTCATAAGATAGAGTAATTGTTGGAACTGCTCTTTTATTCATTCTTGCAGCCTCAACCCTTGTTATTCCATCAATAATAACATTTTTATCATTTTTACGATAGGAAACCGTTGGTGGCATTTTTGAAATGTTCAAATCTTTTCTTGCACGCAACAATTGTGGATCATACTTTTGAACTTCTTCTGGGGTAAAGGTGGTTTTCCAAGGACTTACTAATTCAATTTTCGTTGGCTCTTCTCTTTGCGACAAACTTGCCATAGTTTTATTATACTCATCAAATATTTTAAAATCTGAATCCTTACTTAAATCAAGCATTCTTTTTGAAACATTTGAAGAACCAACAAAAATCCCATCTTCATTGTCAATTTTGTAAACAACCGTTTTCTTTAAAAAATTCTCATTTCCAGTATCAAGAAATTTGTCTATTTCATTCTTATGTAAATTATAAAATGAATAATATTCGGCAAACGCTTCTTCTGGGGAAGTAGTTGCATACAAAGTAATTAGTTTAATATTTGAATTTGAACCTGTTCGCGGAATAGGTTTATCTCCGGCAGTAGCAGTCATGTTACTTCGTAATTCTGGAGATTGGTATGTCCAACCACACTCAACAACAAATTTCCTATAATCGTAAAATTCCTGACGACCCAATTTTTTTGAAACTGCATGCCCAATCTCATGAAATAAAACTGACCTAAATTCATCGGGATCCTTAAGAACCCCAAATACACTTCCTTTCTCAACACAATTAGCACTAAAATTTATCCTCCTATCAGCTCCATCATACCAAGCATAACCTCCACGATCACCCCCCTTATATGTTCTATTGGTTATTAGAGTAACCATATCATTTTTTAAAAAATGCCCTTCAGGTAATTCAAGAATTGTTTTCTCTAAATTGTGTAAAGCAGGTAAATGTTCCAAAGACCAATTTCCATCAACTACTTTTCCATATTTTTTAAGAAACCTTAAATAAATAAGATCTTTAAAGGAACCATCATCACTATCAAGTTCTTCATCAATTTTATCATATATCCTTTTATAAAATTCATCTGGCTCCATGTCAATTGTAACACCAAAACGCTCCATTTGTTCATCAAGAGCATCTTTTGATATTTGTTCTGCATACTTTCTTACATACTCTTGAAATTTATTATTTATATAATCCTTACAAGATTCACGAACCCCCCAATTATCACTAAATGCATCCTCTATCATTTCTATCATACTATTCTTCAAAGCTCGTTTAATCTTAATTTTATCGTATAACATAGGGATGCTATCAGCTGCAGAAATAAATTTCTGATATATTTCTTTCTTTTTAGGGTCTTTAAAATCAACCCCCTCCTCCAATTGTGCTTTTACTCGCCTAACAATTTCATATAATTTTTGGGCATGCTCAACAGTAAATGGATTAGCACATTCCTTATGCTCTGCAATTACTCTTTTTTTAATTTCATTTCTTTCTTCATCAGTTAAAACAATTCTTTTACTATCACCACCCTTTTCTTTGTTTGCTTGAACTAAAGCAGCACTAATTTCTTCCTTTAATCGCATTTCATCTTCCATGTACTGCCTTGAAAATTCATTCCTAAAGGAATAACGGCCAGCACCATAAAATCCTTCATACTGCTTAAATAAATCTGCAGTAAAAATTTTATTCCCATCTGCATCAGTATATTCATCTATTTCATGGTCAAGAAATTTTTCACCATTAATAGGAATCTTATACTTTAAAATTTCCCTGGCAAGAGCATCACACTGCTGCCCTATTTCTTGAAGTCTTGGGGAAGTTTTTAATAAAATCCACCCACTCGAAAATGGATCCATTGGCTTGTGTGCCTTAATCACCCTCCCCTTCTGCCATTCTCGAATTGTTCCTATCGGATACTCTTTTGGCATAACTTACTTTCCTCTTTTTTTGAATTGTTGTTCATACCTTTTTTCAAGTTCCTCTTGAATTTCCTTAGCAAATTCACTATCAATATCTTGATACAATTCATTTTTCAATAAAAGTTCAAGATCTTTTGTGGTTTCAAGGCTAAGATTTAACCCATTAACCTTACTTATATTTTCTACCATACCCATAACCTTATTTATTATTTAATTTGACGCATAATTTTATCAAATTCCCCAGTTACAGAATCAAAGTATTGACGAATTTCACGACGTATTGCCCTTTCGTCAACACCGTCCGCCATTCCTTCATCGGCGATCAAAATTGCATTTGATAATACACGGGTATTTATATCCTTACCCAATTTATCCTTAAATTCCTTTAAAACATTAAAGGCAAGTTTTCTTGCCTCTGGCCTTACCTCAATAATAGAAGATTTGTCAGCAGTGTAAATATTGATCTTATCAAGAATACTTTCAAGTTTATCAATTGTCTCATCAACAGTCATTGTAAGATTTGAAGCCAAAGCACGACTTCTTACTGCCTGATCAATTTGCTGTGAACTAAGATTTGTAATAGCAATTACCCTTCCCTTAAAAGAAAATGTCGAAGGGATTACACCTGAATCTGGATCCCCCTCAATATTGTAAATCTTTTTAGGGGATTTGTTCGAAATTTTTGTTGTTTTCCCGGTATCAAGTCCAGCCTTTAAGAAGCCCTGCACCTCAGTGGTTGAAAGGAATGTATCACAATCGTCAAAAACAATCAACTTGTCTCTGTGGCGATACATTTCGGCATAAACCTGGGAAGGTGATATACGTCCCTTGATAACAACATAATCATACTGATCATTGTTGGGCTGAATTTCTTCATCATACTCCCTTAATTCCAATTCTTCAGCAAGTTTCTCAAAAGTGTATGTCTTGCCAACACCTCCAGTTCCGTATGCTAAACAAAATTTATGACGACCGGTCATAACCCGTTTAAGGTTACGTTCATAGGTTTCCCAAAGTTCATCTACGCTAAATTCACGAAGAATAGGTGAACTTTCCCTTGTTTCCGGAGTAATATTCTTTTGAACCTTACGTATTTCTTCTTTTATACCCTCAATTGCCCCCTTTGGTAAATCTTTTTTAACATCAATTCCTGCTTCCTTAAATCTTGAATGTACACGACCATAATCTACACCAGTAAGAAGTGAAAGAACAGATTTGTCATATATACCTATATTCATCAAATCCCTTAACTTTTCACTTCCAGATTTACCAGATTCAATAATTTCATTCACTTTACTTGAAATATTTTCCTCCGTAATATCTCCTGAGTCTTCAACCTTACTCTTACCATGAATTTTAGGGGATTTACCTGTTTCAGGGTCAACCCATCGTATAGCCTGATATGTTGTGCCATCTTTACGCTTTACCTGAACCTTTTTTGGAACAAGGTGGGATAGATTTCGAATCGCCTTATTAAACGACTCAAGGCTTATATCGCCATCAAGATAAGCCTTTTTTAACGAATCCTTCAAAACACTTTTCATCATATTATCAAAGTTTTCTTTAAACCAAATTTGTATGTAAGGGCCTGAATGCCCTGTTTTTTCAGCATATTTATAAATTTCAAATTTATCTAACTCAAGTATAACAGTATAATCACTATTCAACCTATTTTGTAAAGCCAACTCTTCGGTTACATCAAAATACTTTCCATCCTTCTCATTCCAAGCATGTTCGATAGGTACACCATATAAAAAGGTGTAACCCTCAACATACTTTACTCCAGGGATCGTTGTCGCTACCTTCCAAGCATTATGATAACACCCCTTTGCCTTAATTCCTAACCGCTTTACTACACTAATTTCATCAGGGCTAAGAACACTATGTAAACTTTCAACCTTAACGGGCTTTGCAACATTTAACTGTGCCCTAAAGTAATCTTGTTGCTTACCGTGGGTTATTTTAACCAAATTTTCAAGGTAATTAATACCTAAATTTTTTACTTTTTGATCCTCATAAATATAACGCCATCCACCCTTACCATTTGGTATACGTTTTATGTATTTATGTGGTCTATTTTTCCCCATTATTCAATGTCCAAAACAAAATTATTACAACCAATTAATTTAATAAGATTTTCTTGCATATTAAAAGGCATTTCATACTTTTCAATTTCATTTGGGTAAATCCATTTGTAATCATACGTTTCATTATCATCAAGCAAAATAGTAGGGTTCATTTCCTTTGTAAATGTTTGAAAGTATTCGATCTTAACTTTTTCATTGTCTGTGTATCTTGCAATAAGTTCTAAATCTTCCTCCTTTACCTTAATACCTGTTTCCTCAAAAAATTCACGAGCAGCAGCCTGCTTATGGGTTTCACCCATATCAACATGCCCACCAGGAATCACCCAAAGTAAAGAATTTTTATCATCCTCCTTATTTGCTCGTTGAATAATCAAAAATTTACCCTCAGGATTATAGCATATAACATCTGAATACCGAATGGGTACATTTAAAATGCTTTTAAAAAATACGCTTAAAAAATTTTGAGTTATTTCTCCTTTACGGCACTTATCAATACACGACTGTAAAAATAAATCCTTCTTTTTAGAGACATACGCCTTATGTATTTTTTCCGATAAAAGTAAAGAATTTCTCTTACTAATTGCCGAACTTAATTCTTTACGCAATTTTCCAATTCTTTTAAGGTATTCGCTAAGAAAAATTTCATACTCAACCTGTACCCTATCAAAAAATTCAGAATCAGAAGACTTTTTAAGTAAATTTGATCGTTCTGTATAAATATTTGACAATACATTTATTTCATTTTCAAATTCACTTATTCGCTTATCCAATTTTAAAATTTTATCTACAGAACTTTCTGTAGGCAAAATCTTATTTAATAGTTCGCCAAGCATGCCCTAAAAATTAAAAACCAACACTAAATGTCCCAGAAGTACCACTTTTATATACTTTAGCCAATTTAGCAGGGTACCATTTTCCCAAATATGCTTGAGCCTGGGCAGCCGTAATCACAAAAATTTCCCCATGATCCTGGCCTATTAATTGAACCCTAATAATTCCAACACTCTCAATGCAAATCATAAAACTATCGTCGGCAGCCCGACGTTTAGGAATAAGGTCACCAGGAAGGGATGCCATATTGACAACCCCTAAATCAGGATCACTATTTGCAATGTTAATCGTTTCAACATACCCTTCGGCTCCTCGAACCTGTACTGGGGGATATGGTTTACGTTTGCTTAGTTCCATAGTACTTATGTATAATCATTAATAGTTAAAATCAAAATTACCTTTAACGTACTTAGTAGCCAAGTTGTGTAATTCATTAACTATTCATCAATTTTTTGTTCATCTTCAGAAATCTTTTTAGAAGCCCTAAATACCCTTAATTTAAAAATATTTATAAGTTGCCCTAATTCTTGGCTTTGACCAGTCAAATAGTGTATATTTTCAAGTATAGAAATAAGATATACTGCTATAATGTAAAATACAATAAACGAATGAAGTGAACTATATATGTGAAATTCTGTAATTGAATCTTCATACTGATCCATCAATGTTTTTAAAACTAAAAGCATTAAAAAGTAAATAAATACTTTTAGGCCAAATCGCTGTAATCGTTTTGTCTTAAATTTACCAAAACGCTTAACCCCTGCCCAAATACCTATAATTAATTCAACAAGCAAGAGTATAAAAAGTATCTTAATCGTATAAACCTGAAGTCCTACCATTTCAGAAATAACCATTCCCATCAATGAAAATACTATAATGAATTCAAATCTTTCGAACTTCCAAAGTGAAGTAAAAAGACTTCTTAAACCACAGAAGCCAAAATCTGCAAGTATTTTATTTACCATTATTTACATATTCAATTTAATTCAAACAAATTTTAACGATATAAAATTAATCAATTTTTATTTCACAATAAAATTTTGTAAAAAATCCTCATTCTTAATGTTGTAAATAATGTTCTCGATTACAACCCTTTTCATAACTCATACTTCTTTATTGGATAAAGAACTTCTACCGACATTATAGCAACAAATTTATCACTATCTGAATAACTATACGCCTCACCAAAAAAATCCTTTACCGTAAAGGAAACAAATCCACCCTTAATCATTTCTTTTGAAATATCATAGGCCATCCTATCAAGCAAATTTTTACTATGATGATCAAGCATCTCTTGGCTTACGATATGCTCAACCCTAATAATTTTAGCATTTCTGCTAACTCCACTTACCTCTACCGTATAATTCTTAAGCAACCTCATTACCCATTGTATAATTTTATCACTTATTTTCAGCATAACGCTTAATACTTTAAGTTAAACATGAAAACCCTGCTGTTTTACAGCCTTGGAACCATATAGGCATAAACGGGCAGTGCTTTCTTTAGTCGGGATTATTAGTAAAAGGTTCCTACCCGACATTAAAATTTTACGTATTTTCAACATTTAAAAAGAACAAGTATAGGGGGAGGAGTATATAATCCCCACCCCCCATTAATCGCTTATGAAACCTTTTCCATAATCAAATCAAAAGCCCTCTGTCTTACCTTTGAAGCACCACCAAACCAAGTTGATGAAGCCCGACGGTCGTTATTCTTGTAACCCCTAACATTATCATAATAAAACGAAACAGCATTGTAAAGACCAAACGCTGTTCCACGACACGTCGGCATATCCTGGCCTCCAACGCTTGAGCCATATATGTTTAGGATATTCTCCTTGATCTTTGTTCCGTAACGCTTAACCTCACCCCCATCATCTCTAAAAGAGAACAGGTCATCAAGGATAGTTGCGGCAACCTTTTCGGTTATCTGTTTTGATGATAAAAAGTTGAACGCATTCTGTATCTCAACCCTAAACCGATTTGACAATCCTAACAATTCATGCGCCTGCCTTAAATTCTCATGAATATTCCGCGTATGGCGGATTAGGACCTTGTTTGTAGCTTTTCTAATGGCAACGGTCAAGGTATTATTGCAAACAACCCTAACAGGGGTCATCAATGCCATTAACATCCCGCTTGAATCGTGGGTGTTTGTAACCAAAACATAATTATTAATTAAATCATCCCTGCCGACAATAATATCGGTAGGAAGCTTGGCAAGGATCCAAACCCTCTCCCCTTTTCCTAACGCCCCCGCACTATGATAAATGGCTTCCTTTTTCGAAACAAGGTCATCAAAAAATGAAAAGGCCCCCCGATTCTGTACAGGGGTGTATTCTTTCCCTACGATTCCTAATGGAACATTATTATCCGACCGCACGATAACGTACTTATTAGGGATCTTGACATTATCCCCAAAATATATTGGTAATTTAACCACCTCCCAATCAAGACCGGCCTGAATAATAGCCTCTTCGGCAGTTAAGGCTTCCTGGACTACTTGACCGAGCCCGTGCCAAGCAGGTTCTTTGACGACAAAAATGCTGGCCTTGCCAGTGTTTTCATCTATACAAATATTGTGTCCCATCGCTTAAAAATTTAAGTTAAACATGAAACAAATATAAATCATATTTATTAAAAATAAAACTTTTTTATGATTTTTTTTTACCATGAGCCATTATTTTAAAAACGTTAAAAATAATACATGCCCATTTTACAAACACCACAATCAATATAGAATCAGTCCTGGCAATTATTACAACACCGATTTTCCATCTCATCAAGTAACCTTACGCACATAAATTACTCATCCCTCTTTCGTTTTACCTTGTTACGCTTAATCTTACTAACTCTATAATAAAAGTCATCATCATCAACAGCAAAACCCTTTCCATTATAACTCTTTTTAAAATTACGCAGAGTTGCTTTAATGCTTGTTTTACTATCATTTCGTGCCATTAGTGTATAGATATTTGATTAACCAATTTAAGTATATTTCTAAAATCCTTGATTCTCCCCTGCTCCCTCATAGCCCTTATCGTAGAAACTACATTTGATACCTTATAATAGTTCCAAAACGTATAACGACGTACGTCTTTCACCGCAACTACCTCTAGGCTTTCAGTAACTCGCTTTATCCAAACGTTAAACTTTACCCCCCTATACATAAAATCATACCGCTTATCTTCATCAACACTATAATTCTTAATTCCAGAAGGAGATATCCTTTCAAATAAATCTAACTTTTCAAGGTTTTGGGGTGATGGGTCATAATACTCAAGATCAATATCATTTACCTCAACATCAAACCCATTAAGATACAGGGATAAAGACCCAACTATCATTAAATCAGGTCTTTCCCCCATTTCATCCCTAAATGACTTTAAAACTTTCTCAACAGTTAAGATATCCAAACTCATATTACAAAAATTTAAGGTTAAACATATAATACCAATTTATGTGATTACTATAAACGCTTAAAAATTTCATTAAAGGCATCCATTAAATCAACTAAATACTTTTTAAACGATACATTGTAAAAAATAAAAATAACTATATACAAAAAAATAATACCCAATAAAAATGATAACATAAAAACTAATAACAACTCTATAACTCCAAACGAATCAATTGAATCAAATAACCTCGCCATATAATAATACATTAAATCTACTTATTAACAGATAATTTCTTAAAATCACTTATCCTGCCATTAAGGAATTCCATAATAAATTTATCCTTTTCATCAAGGGTTTTGAAATACAAATCCCTAAACTTTACATAATCAGAATACACAAACTGAAGAGCCTGCCTTAACTCATCTCGACTTAAACTATCAATACTTTTTCCTCTAAAAGTAAAATTGTCAATACAAACATTATTCTCCATATAGTTACAATTTAATACATGCAAAATACTAAAATGTATGTTTTCCAACCCTTATATTAACAAGACCATAAATATCTTCCGATCGTTTACCCTTATATGGTTTAGGGGTGAAAGTTTTACTTTCATTACTCCAATCATAATCATCTGGAAGATATCTTAGCAAACATCTACACCATGGGTGAGTTGACCCAACAGTTGGTTTCCACTCATTAACCTTCCTTCCAATATTTGTACCATTAGAAATCAATTCGCTTAATTTAAAAACTTTTGGCGCACTATACCTACACCCATACGTTATATGCAAGGCTATAACACCACCGACCAACCATCATCCCACCACGCTTGTTCTTGAGGATTCAACCAACAAACGTCTGGTATTTGATAACCATCATTCGTATACCAACATCCGCTTTTATAGTAGATATATTCATCGTCCATAAAAAATCGGTGTCTTATCTTCTTGCCTTCAATCATTGCAGCATATTTTGCTTTAATGAGAGAAAGCCCAGCCACTAACACATTATTTGCGTCAGTGGGGGTGTTGTTTTTTAAATAATCGTTTTGCATATTATTAAAGTTTTGTTTTTATGGTTTTAATCCCCACCGAACGCAAATAATCGTAACGTTAGCAATCATGCAATCACTCAAAGAACTCTCCACAATCATTGCAATATCTTCCGTAATAATCGCCAGAACTATAATAAAGGTCAGTCCATTCAGAGTGATTGCACGAAGCCTCACGCTCAATTAACCGCATTATTTTATCTACCGCATAATGGATGCTTTCTTTGTTTTC